GCTGCGACCTCTTTGGCCATTGACAGAGAAGAGTAGCGACGGAGACCGTAAGACCGTTGTGTTGCTTCTGGAAGCTTCAGCAGCTTCTCAGCAGACATGCGTTCGTCTTTAGCACGATCACCTTTGTTGTACACGTCCATATACTTCTTCAGCGCTTTGCGCTCAGCATCTATGTACTCTTTTTCGTTTTTGCGAACGATGCTCATGTACTTCTTCCACGCAGCTCTGGTGGTCTCATTAGTTTTGCGCGGAGACAATCCTAAGCGTACTTCGTTCTCATAAACCTTTCTGTAATCGCTCTCAGCATTTCTGTCTTCTCGGTAATTCTTATCTGCAGCTTCGCGACGGACTTTTTCGTACTCTTCAAATGCTTTCTTCTCTTCAGCATTGCGTGGATCATAAGCAGCGTCCTTCGACCTTCCGGCTGCGGCCTTCTTCGCCATGCCGGCTTTACCGTACTTCTTGGCGCCGATCGCGTAGGCCAGTCCACCCGGGTCCTTCTTGCCTTCTCTTTCGAACTTGTGCTCAAGCTTGGAGAAGTTTGAGTCTTTGACGGAGACCGGCTGGACTGAGTCTTTAGCTTTATTATTTCGCATTGTAGAGGCGAGATTCGCGGCAACGTACTGTTTCTTTGTCACGTCATTCCGTAGCCTAGGAGACTTACGGCATTGCTCCTCGTAGCGATTTTCAAGATAAGCTATCGCCTTTTCTCTTGACTCGTCAGCGTCCTTGCCTGGCTTGTACCCTTTCACCGTCTCATTGATGGCGCGCTTGGCGATGTCGATGGTTGGGTACGTGCCGACATACCGGCCGTTGTGCTTGACTTCATAGACGCCGTCCTTCTCTTCAATCTCAGCGCCGTTGAAGCCAATAACAGAGTCCTTGGTGGCGTCCTTCGCCGACTGCTTCGCTATCAGCGCCAGACGCTTCTCCTTGGGCAGCTTGTTCCACTCTTCAACGGACAGGCCAGCGCGCTCGCGCGGTGTAGAACCTTTGGCGAAGGTCTCGTCAGAGACAGGCTGCACAGAATCCTTGCCACTATTCTCTTTCTGCTCTTGCTGCTCAACTCTTATTTGCGCGCTTTTAACAGTCTTCTCCCAGCGACGAACTTCTGCTGTATTTCCTCTGATAGTAGCTTTACGCAAGTTATCTCTTGCGTATTCAAGGTCCTTACGCAATTCGCCTAGTTCTCTAGACTCACTTGCGTCCTTCGTCTTCACAGGCTGCACGGAGTCCTTGCCGCCGCGCAAGTTGGCTTTCATTACTCGACGCCGCGACTGAACGGCCTCTTTCGCTTCCTTACTCATTCCAAGCTTTTCAAACAGGTCTTCAGCTTCCTCATACGCGCGCTGCGCTTGAAGCCATTCACCATTGTCTGAAAGCCTGTCAGCTTTTTGTATCAGCCGATACGCATCTCCGGGTGTGCCACTGCTGACGTCCTTTCCGCCTCGCCTCTTATCCTTCATCTTTCCGCCCTCACCTTCCGTCTTCTCAAGGTCTTCAGCCTCGAGGATATACGACAAAACAATCTGAGCTTCGTGCTGCGCTTCTTTGCGGTCAGCCGGCGCGATGGAGTGGTCGGCAACTATATTTTTGTAGATCTTCTCAGCGCGGCGATACAGCTGGTGCGCGTCCTTGAACTTGCCCTGGCGCCACAGCTTCTTCGCCTCAGTGCGCAGTGACTGGGCGTCCGTCATCTTCGCTTCGAAGTCACTTAGCTCAGCGTCTTTTGCGCCAGGCTTTTGCTTCGCGGCGATTGCTTCATCAATGCGCGAGAGCATCAGCTTGGCCGTGTGGTCAGCGCGTTTCTCATACGCTTGGCGCAGCTTCTTCAGCTCTTCCAAACTCATCTGGTAGACAGGCTTGTCGTCCTTGCCACGCTCCTTGCTCAGAGCAATAGCCACAGCTTGCTTGTGCGGCTTGCCGGCAGCTTCTTCGACCTCAATGTTATGGCCGACGTTTTTCTTTCCAGGTAGCAGCGGCATGGCTTTATGCTCCAAAGCTAAGGTTCAACTGCGCATTGCCCATGCCCAGGCCCACAGCGGCAACGTAAGCCGCGGAGTTGAGGTCAAGGACTACCGACCGACCAGGAAGCACGACGGTGCCATTACTCTGCGTGGCGATAATAGTGTTATCGGCACCGAGCAGGACGGCAGCAGGCGCTGATCCATAGTTAACCACCATCAATGCCGTGGCCGTAGCGGCGCCAGCCGGCACTGCAATAGTGCTGCTGACGTTCGACGCTGTCATGCTTGTAAACGCTATTTGCTTGAAACTGCTTGGCAAACTCATATCTTCTCCAGTATTCCCCAAAATTGTGGTTCAACTAACCCGCGGCCCGTACCATCCTTTGGGTGCGGGTCAAACACCATAACTCCATTATAGGCCACGCAGGCGTGCTGCCCTCCGCGCGGACTAACACCTTCAATCGTCCCGTAACCTACAGGTGGAACAGCTCGGTTGTATATAGGAATGGAGCTGTATTTCAAGCCGCGCGTAGCAAGCCACTCGTCAACCATCGCGAAGAACTCTTCATCTGAGTTCGTAAGCTTGGCGAAGTTCGGTACTTCGCGAATCGGCAGCTCGAGGATAGATGCCAGGCACGCAGTAAAACAGTTACCTTGCTCACCTGTGATGGTCTGCGTCACTGGTATCATCGTCTTGCTCCATCGTAGTGTATACGCATGTTGGTTCGTGCTGAATAATAGACGCGAACACACCTTGCGCACCGCAGCACTGGCAAGCGAAATTGCCGGCAGCGTCAGTTGTCACCAACACACCGTAATTGTTCTTTAAGAACTTTACTAGTTCGCTCATTGCGCACTCATCGGTCGTTTGTGGTCACCGCTCTTCAACCACTCAATAAAGTCAGCCATCGACATCGGCGTCCAATCCATGAAGACTTCGTTTGCGCGATGATGGCCGGCCTTGAATGCGTTGAGCGCAGCCTTAGCAGACGGCCAGTTGAGGAAGCACTTGTGCTCATCGAATCCGTCGCCATCGAGCTGACGTTGGTCAATGATGTACGCCCAGCCATTCGACTCAGGACCAAGCGCGACGTCCATAGAATCACCGTCAGCGCCTTCGACGCCCTGAATGTATCCATAGTCGTACGGAAGCACCTGAGACCATCCTGGGCCGCTTCTGGTTTCACCTTTGGCTGTTTCTATGACGATGTCCAAACCAGCGATGCTGCGATGCAGCCCTGGACCGTCTTCGTCTTTGGCTCGCGATGCGCGCTTAATATCCTTCAAAGCGCGCGCTGCAAACTTCTCGCGTTGCGCAGTAGATAGCGCATACCACTCAGTTTCGGTCAATCCTAAAACTTCAAGGATTTTACTCAGCGGAGGTATTTCGTCCTTAGCGCGCTGCTTCACCGGCACTGTGATGGCTTCGCCTGTTTTGAAGAAGACGTGCAACTCAGGCTCGTCGAACAGGTTCTTACCTTCAGTAACTTTGCTCACAGTTAGCAGCCGGCCGCCCACGCGGACTTGGTTACCTGGCTTCATTTCGTCTGGGTTGACGGCCACGGAGTCCTCGCTAACGCTATCAAGCGCGGCAGCTTGTTTACGCAACTCTTCAGCTTTACGCTTATAAGCAACTGGTTTCATTCCGCGCTTTGCCAGCTGTTCCAACTCTTCAGCTTGCCTAAGCAGTGAAGCTTTTTTCTCTGGCTGTTTAATTACTGGCCCAGGGATGTGGCCTTCTGGAAACAAAAGTTTGAATGCTTCTGCTTTAGCTGACTTCTCAGCTCGCTTGCTAACATGGCCGCTTGGCGAAAGAATGGCGTGGTTTATTTCGGGCCCGCTGTAGTGCCGCGAGTCCTTTGCGCGCAATTCAGCAGCTAGCGCCTTCTCGTCCTTCTTATCTTCCTTCAAAACTTTCTGCGGCGATTCAGCAGGGTCAAGCTCTACCTCTTCGTTGCCTTCAGCACTAGCCGGCGATGCGGCAAACAGGTCTTCGCCCAGACCAGCTTCGACGTCGTCCGAAAGCTTCTCGATAAACTCGTCGTCGAGATTGGTAAAGATGTCTGTCTGCTCGCTTGACTTCTTCAGCTCCTGTGCGTACTTGCGTGGGCTGATGATATTGCTGTTGAGCGCGACGGTCAAAGTATCGACGACCGCCTTGGCCAGGTCAGACTTCTCTTTCTCATCAAGCACGCGGATGCTGGGGAACACTAAGTCGAAGTCGTCAGGCACTTCGCCCAGGGTCGACATAAACAGAACGGGGTACAGCTTCTCGAGTTGTGGCCGCTGTTTAATCTCGTTCTCAGTGGCGATCCGCTCTTCATAAACCTTCTCGTCGCCCTCGTTAGCGCTCGACCCCAGGCCAGTAAAGCTACGGCCCCAGAGCCGCGTGAACGCCATGCGAGCTGCGGCACAGATGACCAGCATCTGCGTGAGCATAACCTCTGACAGACCAGAGAAGCTATACTGCGCAGATTCAAGACCACCGTCCGCCGGCAGCGGTATCAGCGACTGATTACTCATCAGGTGGTTGAGCTCTGACATCTTTTCTGCCCAGCGTGTGCGGGCATTGTTCGGTGCTCCAAGTCCTGAGAGCATTTGCGCCAGGTCAGGGTACTTCAGTCCAAGAAGGTTGGCGCGGAACGACAGGTTGATGACGTTCCAGTTAAGGTTGTCGTACTTCTTAATGTCTTCAATGACCGGCTCGAGTTCGCTAACTCCCCACCAGCTGTACGCCTCGCGCTCAGGAGTTGGGTTCTCAAGTCCAAGGAAGCGGAGGATACGGCTAGCGTGTACTTCAAACGTTCCTCCGCCCGTCATTGTGACCGTGTACTTCTCCGGAACGTTGACGTAGCTTGGGTCCTCGATGTCGTTGCCGACATTGCCGTTTGGCTGGATGCCCGACCAGCGATCGAAAGGAATCAATCCTTTGAAACTTCCGAGCTCGATGTTGTCAAGCTTCAGCGGTTCGTGCAGGCGGTTCTCGTCGCCTTCAATGACCATCAAGCAGCCGGCGCCGCCGAACAAATTCGCCCAGGTCCGAGCAGTAAGGACGTCGCGCTTCAATCCAGTGCGGCGGATAACTCTGTCGATTGCGCCGATGTCTTCAGGTGCCAGGTCGCTAACTACTTTCGGCCAGGTACGGATCATGTCCTGCGCAGGCGCCTCAACAATGCGTCGCGCAAGCCAGTGCGTCTCAAACAGCGTAATGAGTTCCCAGTAGTTGTAAGTGAAACGGACGAGGTCGTACTGAGTATCATTGACGAGGTTAGGAACACCCAGCCCACTGCGAGCCGCGGCGTTACGCATGAAGTCAGACGCGCGTGAGCGCAGCATCTGTTCGACGCCTGGAAAGTCTTTGCTTTCTCCCAGCAGCCCCATCTTCTTTTGTGCAGCGCGTGCTTTCTTCTTCATCAATACCCTCATTTACTAAGCCGTTGGCAATCGCATCGTAAGCTTCCACAACCAGCTGTTCCGCAATGTCCTGCCCAAGCAGTTCTCTCCACATTGCCGGATCAGTGGTTTTATGCGGTGCTACGCTGCGCGGCGCCATATCGTTAAGAACTCCGGCTTCGTCATGACCTTAATCACTCCGTGATAGTGCACACGGCGTGGGAACTTAATATCGGCCAGGTCAAGCACAACTATCTGTGTGCAGCGGCAGTTGTGCGTTATAATAGCTTCGGGTGTGACGTTGTACACACCACTTACTGTTTGGAGTGTGTATACATGGCCAGTAAAACTTCTAACCGATCTTCCGGTAACTTTGACTTTTCCGCACATGGCTTGCATATCCGCAAAGGCCGCACTGACGTCTCCATAGATGAGTTGCTGCGACTTTTTGACGAAGGGTTTACCGAGAACCAGCTCAGTAAACGATTCAACATTGCTCGTCACGCAATCCGCAGTCGATTGGTTCTTTACGGACGACATCCGCGCTCTATGAGTGAGGCTAATAAATTGCGCATGAGCCGCGAAACTATCTCCAGTCGACGTAAGTTGGTGGCCAATGCTCGAAGTACTCGACTCAACAACCTTAAGCGGGAATCCGCTAAAGCTACCACCAACAATCCCGCAGTCGGCCGCGGCGAGTACATCGTCACTAAAGCTTTGGAAGCTACCGGCGTTAAAGTCAAACGGCAAGTTCTTATCGATGGTTACTATATCGACTTCACCACTGGGAGCATCGCCGTAGAAATTAAATGCAAAGCCGCTCTTACTGAAAACGGCCGAAGCCTGCGATGCAAAAAGATCATCAAAAGTGGTAAGACACTGGTTCTTATTCACTTCAGAAGTGAGAAGTGCATCAAACCTTGCCTTGCACAACTCGTCGCCTTCTTGAATAAACTTCGCAGGCAGCCATCCTCGAGTAGTGAGTATTGGGTGATTCGGTGTGGCCGTAAACCTAGAGGCGCCGACATAGAAGTCAATCACTTCTCCTGTGAACGGCGCACGATAAATCCGCTCTAAATCAGCTGGCGGAGTAACAAGCGTGTCACCTGTAAAACAGTTAGGGAACTCACCACTCTGTCCTGAGCCCAATGTACTTTTGATGCCGGCCAGGTGGTCCGGGTTTGGCGGGTCAGAGTAACTGCAGAGCACGCCGTCCATATTTGCGTGGCTCTCACGTACCCTAGAATCTTCCGATGTCCGCCAGATATACCAATCAAGCCCGAGGCTCACTGCGCGGCTCTCAGTCAGCGCTGCCGCAGCCTTAGCTGTCTGCGTACGAGCAATCAACGCCGTCTGACTGTGGACCAGCTTCGGCAGTCGTGCGCGAAGCATCTTCTCCATTGTCGATGCGCGAGCTCCGTCCAGGTGTGCTGTGCCTATCTCTCTTACCAAGTGCTCAGCAACTTTACTTGGTATCGATGTTATGTAGTCCGCACTGCTGGCAACCAGCTCTTCGTAGCCTTCAGGCAACGACTGCTGTAACAGCTTGTAGATCTTCAGACCGCCGCCCATTCGCGCAGCAGCTCGCCAGTCACGCGCAGACCGTGTGTCAACGGACTTCACCATGTGGCCGGCAAGCTTCATCGCCGCCATCTTCACATCGCGCTTCTGCGCGCGCTCATCGACAGCTTGGCGCCAAGCCTCAAGGTCTGGTTGAACTCCGACCGTCGACAGAATGCGGCGAGCAATCTGCGCAATGCCAGCGCGGTACTGCTGCTCAAGGCGCCGAGTCTTCAGGCCCGAGCCTGGCGGTGTCATCTGCTACTCCGCGAGAATGAAGTCCGCGTAAACAAACTTGCCCAGCTCAAAGAACTCAGCGGCCGGAGGATTGTCGATCACCATCTTGACGGTGCCGGAGGGAGTGGCCTGGTGGAATCGTTCATTCTCAGGCGTGCCGTCGTTGCAGACTGCTCTGAGTTCGACTTCAACGCTGCTCTTACTCCATGCGTGCCGAGTAATGCTTTGTACTTGAAACTTACCTCTTACTTTGTCCATCATCTTCTCCTTAGTGTACCTGTGTCAACTTCCAGGCTTCGATGCCGGCGTGGTAAGCTTCTGGCATCCACACATACATGAAAACTCCTGGGCCTGTGAGCTCAGTGCTCATTTTGTATATCTGCCCATGCGGAAGCTTCGGACGAATAGTGCCTTCCACTTTGACGCCGGCTTCTTTGAACTTCATCAGCAGGTGATGCTTGAAACCTTCAGGCGTGCAACGCTGAGCCACAAGCGCACCGAGCTCTTGTGCTGTGAGTGTGACAATCACCGGCTTCGCTTCGTCAAGCAGTTGCTGGTCCGGCGTGAATGGCTGGTTGCGGCCAATTGGATCAAACTGTGGTTCGCTCATTGATTATCTCCAACAAGAGAAGCGCGCCATTCGCTCAGTGTGTTTCTGGCTGTCAACTCTTCGACTTTCTTATCTGCCTCGTCTTTTGTCATGTGTGCGTAATCAGCTTGCGGAATCCACGGGCCGTCTGAACCCCAAATTTTGAACCGCGCTTCAATCATCCACACTGCTTCACTCATAATAACCCCTGCCCTGTGGGCGGCACAGCGACCGCCCACGCTCTGGCATCTCCACCTTTCCTAGTGGAGTTAATCCAGCGAGCCCGCTGGACGCTTAATTTTGATAGACCAATGCTTCGTCGTCTTCAAGGCCGCCGTTCGGGCGCCATATCACTTTGGTCCCAGGCAACTTCGATAGTTTCAATGCTTCTTCGATTGTGACTAACATCAGGCAGCTAACCTCCAATCAACGAATACATCGTTCGACAAGTACCGAACAGCATCGCAGCTGTGGTCATTGGACTTGATCGGCTCTTCAGTACCATGCTGCGACTTCTTTTCGTCCCAGCTGTAAGCCGGCATTTCTTTTTGGCTCATGCTGCAGCGTTTGCGATGGAAGCGAATTTTTTTCTGGTGTAGCGCGGACGACGTGCGGCGAATGCCGTCATTCACATCGTTATTGGCGTTCACTACCCAATAGCCACGTTTCTGCAACTCAGCCTTGAAGCTGGCAGCACTTGGATCAACGACGACCTTAGGTGGTTGGCTGCAGTTGCTTTCCTTAACGAACTTCTCGAAGTCATCACCGTACTCCTGGTCAGTCTTCTGCTGCATCATCTTGCGGCTGTCCCAGTAGTATTCGTTATCGATCCATACTGTGCGACCGTCGTCGATGCCGTCAAGGAACACGCAGGCGTTAGCGGTTCCGTAATCAACACCGATGATGTGGTCAGAGTACCCACCCTGACCATAGAGGCCAACGGGCCGAGACTTATCATCATAGAGGTTGTCGTTGGACCAGCTGTCTCCGTACACAGCGCCGCCGGCGACGACCCATTGACCAAGGATCATTCGCTTGTAGAACACACCGGCGTACAACCTCTTCTGCTCCTCGATGTAACTAGGGTCGAGGTTAGGGTTGTCGTCCATTGTGAACGTGTCCCACCAGAGAAGATCGGCGAGCTCACTATTTGTTAAGTAGTCCTTATAAAGCCAGTGATAAGGGCTGTCAGTGTTAGTGCTGCCGTACAGCCTGGCGCCAGGGGGCGAGAGCCGAGTAAGCAGCATCTGGAAGAAGTTCATCGGCATCAGCGTGACTTCATCACACACTGCCGCACCAACCGTAGCGCCGCGGATGAACTTCTCAGAACCTTCGTCCTTCGCGCCCATCACTTTCCACTCAGAGCCAAACAGATTGAGGTCACCGCTCTGTCGATTGTAGTGGTAGTGCGAACTGCCGACGATCTGGAACAGGTCCGTGAGCACGTTCGTCTGGATGGTGTCCTTAGACGCGCCTGTAATGAGCTTACGTCCTTCTACCGGGTAATCACACAGATAAAGGATTTTGCTATGGAGTCCCCAGGTCTTACCGGAACGAACTGCGCCCACGGGGAAGTTGTACTTCTTATCTTGCTCAGGCGGCCGCATAGCAAATCGCTCCATGCGTGGACCGTAGTTAAGCCTCATCGCTTATCTCTCTGTTGCGCTCGCGGAACTGCTGCAGCAAGTCACGCAATGCTCCGTTGTCAGCATCAGGAATGATATTGCGACCGTGCTTCTTCGGCTCAAGGTGCGAGAGCGACCACTGATAGGTGTTGACGATCAACCGTGCACGCTCAACGTTGTCGAACTCTTCTTCGTCTTCCAAGTTGACGATCTTGCCTGCAGCCACGTTGAACTGCTGCTTTTTCTTTTTCTTCTTTGCCAGCAATGGCTGGAGGGCCGCGTCCTGCGCGCGTTCCTCGTACAACGGAACCATCAACTTCTTGGCTTCGTAATACAGTACGCGGAACGGATGACCGTCGGTCATGATCCATCGGCGGAGGACGCGGCCTGGTGGGGTGTTGGGGAGGGAAGCGATTTGATCTAATGTCATGCCATCGGCGACGCGGTCAGCCAAGGCCGCACCAAGTTCATCGTTATACTCACCGTTGAACGGCGGCAGATCTTTAAGTTCTTCCAGCGCTACAACCTTCAGGCGTGCGCGATGTTCTTGGCGTGCTTGCTGTCGGGCCTGCCGCTCTCGAGTCTTAGCGGCACCGCTCCGCGAAGACTTTTTTGCGGGCATGGTCTTTTATCTCCGGCGTGGATTGCCCCAAACCCTGAAGCCCATCAACCCAGAGGTGGGGACGGGTTGCCAAGTTGTCGGGGGATTGAGCACCATCATGGTCGAGGTTTTACCAACCAAGCGTGCTTCGCCTTTCTGAATCAACTCTTCAGCTCGGCGTGCGGGTATGTGATGATGCTGCCTGCATCGTGGCCACCTGCGCCAATGCTCAAGCTGGCCAGCCTCAGCTTCACTGAGTACACAGAACTCTTTCGACAATCCAAGCCTCCGAGACACTTGCGGGCCGGCACTAGGCGACCGGCGTTGCCATAGCTCGTGTATGGCGGTTGTCTCACCGGCACACGGAGCCTGTTGCTGATTTTCAAGCTGCATCGCAATCGCGATACATGAAACTCAAAGCTTCGCAATCATCTCGTTCGGTTGTGTACACGCTGGGGTAAGTCCATCGTACCACCGCCAGGTCCGCTGTTGGTGGGTGAAATTGCAGCCGGCAGGCGCCAGAGTGTCAAGTGGTTTCGTTCCTCGTTGATTCCATTGTAGTTACACCATTTTTTACCATAACAAAATGGTTCGTTCCTTCTATGGTCAATTGTAAGTCGTTGATTTTTAATAAGTTGCCATAGAATTAACCATAACTACTCTTATAAAAACAAAGAGATTTATTTTTATAGTAGGTATAGCTAGTATATATAGCATAGTTTGAAAATTTTAGGGGTATCCTAGGCAAATTGGTCCGTGGTAAATTTCGTGGCAAGTCCTTTGTTTTCAACAACATAAGATGAAGTTTTAATAGCTCACACGGACGGGAGGCATCTATGTGGTCCTAAGTGGTGTGTTTTCAGTAACTTAGTTTGTAACATACGATGATACTTTTTGTTCTTGGTGATGCCGTATTTTTTAATTTTGGGCTATATATATAACTTCGACAGTGTTTCTACAAAATTCTTGTAACTACCCACAAGGTCCGCGCTCGGTAGCGTTTTGTCTTTTGAGCCGCTATATATACAAAGGATTGGCCCAGTGTACAATCGACTCCATTGTGTCCAATACAACTTGGGAGCACCAATAAGTGGCGCCTACGCACGACATGCTGCTTAAGCTGCGGCCGGACGTTTTCGGTCGCGTGGAACAATTGCGTACTAACCCGCATGTGCGGCAGTTACTTCACTCACCTTCACAAGCTTCTCCTCCACTTACACCGCATAAACTCGACATCTTAGGGCTCAGGACCCAGGACTACGAAACACTGGCATCCATGGCCGGTGGAGCGGTCAAAGCCAGTGAGATTGCGGCTGCCGTCAGCGCCGCCGGTTCAAGGTACTTAGCGCAAAAAGTCATCGCCTATCAAAACACAAAGATCATGCGCACATCGCACACGTCGAAAGAAACTGCTGCCATGATACGCGGCACCTGCACAGAAGCGGAAGCTAAAGCCGCCCTGGCGGTGCGCGCCGCGCTAGATTTGACTGTTGAGGCCAAGAAGTTAGCTGCCCAGAACCGAGAGCATAATCGATCGGCCAGTAGTTCGCAAGCGTCTGATAACCAAGCAGACAAAGTACTTTCCCGCAGCGAAGTTGTCCGGCTGCTCATCGACCTGGGGATTGAGACCATTGCTAGAACAGAAAGCACTGCACAAGAAGATGCTGGAAGACCTTCACAAAAGCTGCCTGACGCCAGCGCACGCAAAGCACCTGAAGCTAAGCGTGCTGCAAGAAGGGCACAAACTCACTAACCCCGACTGGCCTGCGTACCAAATCCCTTACTTCGACCTGGATGGAAAACCATCTAAGTTTTTCCGCGTCCGCTTCCTCGCGCCTCCCAGCAAAGGCTGGGCGAGTGTAGCGGTCAAAGAAAAGCCGCTTCGGTATACACAACCGGCCGGCACCAAGCCGGAGCCGTACCTGCCGCCACTGCCTAGCAAAATGACATGGCGTGACCTGGCGGCTGATCCGCAGCGCGACCTCATCATTACTGAGGGCGAGAAGAAAGCGGCCGCGCTCACGCTCTGCTGCGCGATGCCGGCCATTGGCCTGGGTGGCGTATTCAACTTCAAAAGCAAGGACTGCGCGCTGCTGCCCACGCTTGAAGAGTTCGTGTGGCGTGGCCGTGTCGTTCGCATTTGCTTCGACTCCGACCGGCTCATTAACACCGACATCCAGCTCGCTGCCAGCCGCCTTGCTGCCCAGCTGTTCCACCGCGAGGCGCGTGTCTTCATCATGACTCCACCGCCCGGTCCTAACGGCGAGCGCGTGGCGATTGACGACTACCTTGCGCTGCATGGCGAGGAAGCGGTACGCGAACTGGCAAACAAGTCGGAAGAAGACATCGCCGCGGGCATGGTGCGCGAGCTCAATGAAGAAGTCTTCTATGTCCGCAGTGTCTGCGCAGTGGTCAAGCGTGACACCAGCCAAGTAATGTCGCGCGATAACTTCTCTAAGATGGCCTATGCCAACCGCCGCTATCCAGACATGAAAGGCCACATGCACTCAGCGGCTGAGGAGTGGCTGCAGTGGCCGGGCCGCGCAGAGGTCGGCGACATCATCTACGAGCCTGGCGGAGAGAAGCTGGTCCAACCGGGCAACTTCAATCAGTGGCCGGGTTGGGGATGCAAACCGGAGAAGCGAGATATCGGCCCGTGGAAGTGGCTGCTTGACTGGCTGACCGCCGGACTCAGCGCCGAGCACAAGCAATGGCTGGTCCAGTGGATGGCATGGCCGTTGCAGCACCCTGGCGCCAAGTTGGCGCAGGCGGTCATCCTTATAGGCCGGCATGGAGTGGGGAAGAACCTGTTGGGCGAAACCATGCGACCGATCTACGGCAGCAACTTCGCGCTGGTCAATTCGGGCGACATCACCGACAACTACAACGACTGGGTGGTGCGCAAGCAGTTCATCGTCGGCGACGAGATACTGGTGCCGCGTGAGCGGCATAATATGGTCGACGCGCTCAAGACGATGGTCACTCGCACGCAGGTCCGCGTCAAAGAGAAGTACCAGCCCAGTTACGTCATCCGCGACTGCGCCAACTACCTGCTCACCACTAACCACGATGTGCCGGTGCGGGTCGAGGACGGAGAGCGGCGCTACTTCGTGGTGCGGATACAGAACGGTCCGGCCGAGCAGCAGTGCTATCGCGACTACGGCAAATGGCTCGCGGAAGGCGGTGCGGCCGGCCTGTTCCATTACCTACTCAACGAAGTCGACCTGGCTGGCTTCGATCCACAGGCCCACGCGCCGCAGACAGAATCCTATAAGGACCTGGTGAACGACAGCCGCAGCGAGATCGACGCCTTCGCCTACGCCGCCGCCACTGACCCGGCGTCGGTCGGCCTGGACAAAGAGCTGTACACATTGAACGACCTGTTGCGCGCGTACGAGCAAGTGAGCGGGACTGCCGACAGCAAGTGGAAGCCGACGCCGCGGCAGATGGTGCGTGCGCTGCGCAGCCGAGGACTCGATCCAATCGACGGCAACCACACGCACGACCTGCAAGGCAACCGCGTCTACATGTACGCGATCAACAGTGCGCGCAAGAACAAGTTCAGCCGTGGGACTGTCTCTGATGCGGTCGCCGCTTCGCGCGCCTACGCCCAGCAGCAGAACCAGTCCGCACCCAAGTTCACATTGAGGAAGAAGCCATGACACCCTACGCCATTTTGCTCGCATCGCAATTCGACTCCGACGACATCATCCGCCGCCTGTTCCACACGCAGGCACGCACCTTGCATCCAGACCGCGCCGGCGACACATTCGACCATCGCGCCTGGTCCCGAGTGCTTGGCGCCTACGAGGCCATCAAGACACAGGCAGACCGCCAGCGCTGGGCGAAGCGCAATGTGGACCTGGCTGTTGGCATCTGTGGCAAGTGCGGCGGCTACGGAACAGTGGGCAGCCGGGCCTTGAGAGGTACAATTAAGGCGTGCCCGTCGTGTGCGGGACGAGGAAGGAGTTAGAACATGAAACAAGAATTTAAGGTCACAGTTGAGAAGAACAAGATCAATGAGTCACGCAGTTGGTGCGTCACCGTCAGCTGCGGTACTAGGAGCGTCGAGTTCAATGACACTGTATTGACATCGGCAATGCTGGATGGTGTTAAGTTCATGAACGATACCGTCTTCGACCTCCTCAACGGAGGCCACTGATGCGAGACTGGGAACAGTGTTTCGTAAGCCAGTCGTCGCCAGTCCTGCGCAGCCAGCTGTTGGCGGCGCTGATGGCCGGCACGCAGATCGAAGTCGAGCGCATTCCTATTCCAGCTCTGCTGGACGCGGTTGTGCTCGCGACCACAGCGCGCAATTACTGCGAAGCGGAGATAGTCGACGACTATCAGCGGTTGCTGGAGCGCGCCAAAGAGGAGCGGCTTGTGGACGGACGCGACGGTCACTGCCGCATGCATCAGATACATCAAATCAGCTTTATCCTCGACGGCGTGGCTGACGAGCTGACCGCGCCTGAGGACCAGTACCTTGAGCGGATGGTGACACGGTTCTTGTCGATGGAGCCGCCTGCTTATTCGCCCGATCCTAAGGCGCGGCCGTGCCGCAACTACTCAGGACCTCGCCAGGCGGACGACCTCTGCCGCGGTTGCGGCCATATCTATTCCGAACACAGAAAGGCAGCGTGAGATGACTAATAAACCACGGAAGTATGCAGTTCTTGAAAACGCACAAGTGCGCGTAGGGACAACTATGTCTGACATTGTCGACGCGCTACTGCTAATGAGTGAATGTGCGCAGTACAACGCAATGCATTGCGAAGAAGGATCGCCGTACACACAGGCAACGCAAACTATTATTGCTGAAGAGCTGATGAGTGCAATCAACCGCATACGTGATCGTGTGAGAAAGGCAGCGTGAGATGACGATCAGACTATTTCTTGAGTTGTGGGTCGCTGCTGGCCTCGGCACCAACGCGATGCTGCTGTCAGTGCTGGTGGATGACGAGACAGCAGGCCCACGCGACATGCTGTTCGCTATTCTCATGACGCCGTTCGTAATTCTTATGTGGCCGCTGATACTTCGTGTCGTGGCGGTAATGTTCCGCAAAGCCAGAGAGAAAGATGGCGCGAGATGATTACTTTGTATTCTCCTTATAAAGTGTACGTGGTCATTGATGCCGCGCCGGATGGAGGCGAGGTGCTTGCTGTGTTTGCGAATAGAGCACTGGCAAAGAAATTCGTAAACAATGCCAAAGCAAAAAACGAGTTTTTATCACAGTATCTTGAAATACGAAATATGCCATTAAAAACAAAGTTGTGAAAGGAGAGTAACGATGTCATTCCTAGAATCAATCGTGTGTGATGTATGCGGTCAAGTGAAGCAGAAGTCAAACAACTGGCACCTCGCTGTCAGCATTCCGCTAAGCAGCATATTGAACATCGGCAACGAGTGTGAGCGCGCGCTGTTGATGGTTGGCATGGACGAAGGCGCGCTGAGCAGTAAGGACCCATTCCCTGACAGCCGTCCGGGAATCGCTCCGGAAGATGTCCACCATCTCTGCAGCCACGAGTGCATGCAGACAGCCGTCTCGCGGTTCCATGCGGGAGCACCCATCAAGACCAAGACGGTCGCTACGCTGCCTGAGGCACCGCTGCCGGAAGTTGAATTGCCCATCGGAACTGACATCTCGTGACCGGTGAGCGAGCAATGACAGTCCACTGCAGCTTTTGTAAGACCGTTCTCACCGCCCTCTACTACGAGGGCGTTACCGTCTTCGGAGCAAAAGCGGACATGTGCCGCAACTGCTTCGCGCTTTATGGAGTCGTTAACCTCAGCACGCAGAAGGAGGCCGCAGCATGCATGCAGAACTAACCGGCCAGCTTGTATCGGCCGACGACGCAGTGCGGTTTATCATGGCCGGCAACGCCACTTTTACCATCCGCAGCAAGTCGACAGGCACTCGGTTCACCTATAAGGTGCGCAAGAGTGAGCAATGCCCAACCTGGCCAGGCGACCGCTGGTTCGTCAGCCTGTTGCGAGGACCAGACAATGAGGGCGACTTCTTCTATATGGGCGTGCTGGAACGCGTGGGCGAGAAGCTGCCTCGATTCCGGTTCACTAAGAAGAGCACTGTCACGCCTGACGCCAAGAGCGCGGAGGCCTTCGTGTGGCTGTGGCAGAAGCTAGCGGTCAATCACTACATGCCTGGTAACGTCGAGTGCTGGCATGAAGGCCGCTGCGGCCGCTGCGGACGCAAGCTGACCGTCCCTGAGTCCATTGAGTTCGGCATCGGCCCCGAGTGTGCATCGAGAATGGGGATGGCAGCATGAAACCACGCGATAACTATCTTGACTGCAACGAGCTCAGAAGTGAGTCCGCGGAGACGCTTGCCGGGCGCGCGTGTAGAGGCCACGACGAGCCATCATGCCTGTATAGCTGCCGCACCTGCTTTGCGATGGTGCACGAGTCGCAGTTAGACGACCACTTTATGTGGCACTTGAACAGGGGCGAAACGAGTTTGTAACTACCAACAAGGAGAAAGGACAATGAAGCATGGCAGCAAAATTGAAGTTAGTGTCGCGTACATCCACGGGAGAATCGAGGCCCAGCTTGAAGCTTTTGCACAAAGCCTCGACATACCTGCGTGGGAGCTTGCCGGCCGGGTGGGAGCATTACTTCTCGGCGCGGAGAGCTGGTCGGTATTGGGGACTGAGGATCGAGTGCCCAGTGTGTCAGGATCGGCCACCGAGCGAAGTAAGACCGCACGCAAGGTGGCGGTGGATGGCGGCACACATCGCAGCTCGGCACAGAAAGCCTACTGGGAGCGAATGACGCCTAAGCAGCGCAGGCAAGAAGTAAGACGCCGGCAGCGTGTCCGCCGAGTGAATGATTCAAAGAAGCACCCTGCAACATAGCTTAGAACGTGGATGTAGAGCTAATTAAGCGCACGCGCAATCAAGCCGCCATACCATCGAAGTGGTCCAGCGTCCACCGCGTGAGTAGTACGTAGTAAGAGGTTAGACCAATGAGAGAAGATCTTAGCGTGAATATAGAGGCCTATTTTACAATCAGCGGAATCGACGACCGCATGTTTCCACCCGACCACCCAAACACTGCACGCATCAAAGGCTATACCGATGCGCGGCAAGCACTGGCACTGACGCAGTACCTTTATCCAGGTGTGTCTACGCTGCGCGTAGACCAGCACTTTTTCTTGCGTCAAGATGACGGCTCGCTGAAAGCTTTCTGCTGGATGCCGCCGCAAGAAGGCACGTACACAAAAATCTTAGAAGCATAGGAGGAAGATATGAAATGGGAAGCGATTACAACCACCATGTGTGAGAAAGAAATGCGCTTGGTAGACGATGACGGGCGTATTGTTGGCGAAGTCCACGGCGAGAACTATCTGGGCGCAATCCGCGAGTTCACTGCAGTTGTGTTTCCGGTCGGCCAACCGTCGCTTAGCCGCGGCATTTTCATTTCTCAGTCAACAGCAAAGAAAGCTGTCGAGTCGTACTGGTCAGGAAAGGAGGAGAAATGACGCTTGCCTATCGTGTGAGGTTAAGCAAATGAACCGATGGGAGATTCGCAAGCAGTTCGGCCGGCGGCCGTCGCTCGAGGCCGTCATCATCTGGTCTGTGCAGCAGGTGTTGAAGCACCGAGGCATAAAGCACCCAGACAGCAAGCGCCAGGCGTCCAGGCGGCAGCGGGACAAAGACCGCCGCGCTGAGCGCGAGTTCTTAGTGAGTAAGAGGAGGAGATTAGCGTAAATGCCAGACAAAGAGAAGTGGGAAGTTAAAGAATCTCCAGCCGGCCGCATAGTGCTGTACAGCATTTTTGACGATGTTGTAAAGGTATGCAGACTACGCGATTTAGACTACGCCAAGCGCATTACTGTAGTGCCAGATGCAGCTGACGCGATGGAGCGTCTGCTTGAGCAGGCCAAGAAGTGGGGACCACCAACGGTCCGCTATACCGACAATGAGCGCCGAACAATGAACGACGCCAGCAACATGATTAAGAGATTGAGAGGAAAATAGTGGCGACAGATTGGCGGACAGCGAAAGTATGCAGCAAGTGCGGCGTATACTGCATGGAGTGCAAGAAACCTGACTGTGACTGCGAAAACCATGCAGGCGCATCGACATACCCGTACAAACACAAACCAACGTTTACACGTGAGCAGCAAGTAGGAATCGATCAGCGGATAATAGACATCACGGAGAGGGTAATGGACGATCCGCTTGTTACGCGCGATGCGACAGAAGAAGAACTCAAGGCTCAGCGTGAAGGCTGGGCAAAGAGCTGTGTGACAACTGACGGCCCGTTTGGAAAGTATCGCGATTACGATGCTCCAAAGCCTGACATGGTGAACCAGCCGCCACACTATCGCGCCGGTGATACCTACGAGACCATCCGAGTGATTGAAGCGTGGGACCTCGGCTTCAACCTGGGTAATACCGTCAAGTACATCTCGCGTGCTGGCCGCAAAGATGAGGCGAAGACACTCGAGGACTTGAAGAAAGCTGCTTGGTATCTGCAGCGGGAGATAGGCAATTTAGAGAGCGAGCCTGCTCTATCTTTCGCATCGGCAGTCGCTGCCGCGGCTTTCTGCCCACACGGAGTGACTGACAGTAAGTCATGCCCAGATTGCAATAAGCTGCAGATTGACTACAATCGCGAGGTGGTGCGCGACAAAGAGCGCGACAAGGAGCGACCAAAGATCGTCTGCCTCTGTGGCTCGACTCGGTTCAAAGACGCGTTTGACGAAGCCAACTATCAAGAGACGATGACAGGAAACATCGTGCTTAGTGTAGGCTTCTTCATGCACGCCACTGGAAACAGGCACGGCGAAGATGTCGGCGCTACGCCTGAGCAGAAGAAGGCGTTGGACGAGTTGCACAAACGAAAAATCGACCTGGCTGACGAGGTCTTTGTGTTAAATGGTCGATGAGATAGACATGCTGGCGCGGGAATTAAGCTTATGACCACAGCACTAATCCACTACCAAGATCGCTGGGCCGTTGAAGACCCAGTGCTTGACTGGGTGATACTTCAACATGACAAAAAGGAGTACGAAGAGATGATGGCATCAGAAGAAAGCCGCGAAGAGAAGGCTGCGCGGTACATCAAAGAAAGCGGCAAGACACAGCACACCTCGGACTGCGCGACCAGTGTGGCGCCGGCCGAAGAACCTGGGCCGTGTGACTGTGATATGCCGAATGATGAAGTTTGCAAGTGTCCTCCAGGATGTGAGTGTGGGCATCACATACAACTCAAGTCGCAGTCGCTAAGCTTGGGTCCATGCCAAGCGGAGTCACTGATCTGGGCAGCTGTGTGCGACACGCTGCCGGCAGAGAGCGTCAAAGCACTGAGTCAAAGAGTAATTGAATTGCGAAAAGCTAAGACCTGGCTGCCCATCGGCGCATTCTCGTGGTGTGGAGGATTTACTCAAGTTGAGCAGCCAGTGGCACCGGAAGCGGGCAATGACCAGGGAGTGCCGCCGCAACCAAAGTGTAAGAATTGTGGCAAGTTCAAGGCTATGCACCAAGGTTGGCGTTGGTGTGGCATTCCCGCTAAGCCAAACAGTTTCTTCCAGCCCGATGATGAGCCGGAGCCTCATCCAGTGAGCGCGGAGCCGCAGGACAAGCGGCCTGAACCTGCAAATGAAAACCTAGACGCGGGTCCAATACTGCAAGAGGATGATGATTACGCTGATGCTGTAGAACGGCAACGCAACAGTGTTCCATCTCTCAGGAAAGAGTCGAGTCTAAACGTGGAACTGCACGCGTCCTGGGCGGAATATCACAGGATTTTACGGTATGTTAGTACTCTTACTGCTAAGATTCAAAGTCTCAAAGAGCAACTAAATTTCAGCAGAAAAAGAACTGATTTACACGACATAAACAACCAGAAAGAACTTGAACGCGTTAATTCCCAGCGCGACCTCTGCATCTCTACTCTCCGCGCTGAGAACGCGAGGTTGGAAATGGAGCTTGCGGATTTGCGAGCAGTGCAGAAGGAGCAAGAAGATATTGTGCTCTCTGTCGGCCCAATCACTTGCAGAAACGGAAAGCAGCACCCACGCATCGACAAATGTCTGTATTGCATTATCGACGAGCTGCTGGATAGCCACGAGGAAGTATGCCGATTGCTGCGTTTGATCCGTTATGCTCCTCACCCGATGCCGCCTAAATCTGAGCTATCGAACGAATTAATCGACGCTGCGCTCGCCAATGCCGCAAAGCTTACTGAAACAAAGAAAGGAGACTAATGCTGAAGACACCGTTCTGGGTTAGAACCATCGAGCGGTTTACAGGATGGAAGTGCTGCTACTTGACTTCCACAGAAATTCGTTTTGAACGCAAACCAACAGGAGCATCATGAGCACCAGCGTAGTATTTGATAACTTAGAGTCCGTCACTGGATGGCAGAGTGTCATCGGTCCGTCAATCAACAAGACACAAGCGGAAAGCATTGGCATCACTCAGCAAGTGACTAAGAGCGACGGAGCAATCCTTCGCGTGACCAACACCAGCACGCAGACATGGGGCGGAGGATTGGCGAAGTTTCCAATACCGGTCGTAGACCTGAGTAGCGCGGGCATCAAGCTGGCGCGCGCCAGGATTGACTTGGAGTACAGGCTAAGAGAAGAAGACCTGGCACTGCTAGGCCGGCTTGAAACAGACCTGAAGCTGTGTGTAGCACCTGCGCCGTCGCCAACTTCTCCTATACCGAACATTGTCGACGGATCAACGCAGTTCAACATCTCGGAAGACTGGATGCTGCAGATCGACAAAGCCGGCGGAGGGTGGATCGATACCGGCCATAACTTTGAACCACCGATGCCGGACGAGTGGATGCCGATGTCGCTTGGCTTCAGCTATGACACATCTGCACTGACGTTCTCAGTGACAGACGTCGACACAGTTCTCATTGCGGATACTTTTGGCAATCTTCCAATGCTAACGACGAACTGGACACGCGGAGCAATCCAATTGCAGACAGAAGTGCTGGCGCCAGGAGTTGTAGAAGTGGCTTACAGGAAGATCAAACTGACACTGAGTACACTGTAATACTTGCGCTGGGCACCAATAAGGTGCCCAGCTTAGCTGCCAAAGGTGCCATTGTAGGTGCCAACTAAGTTACCCATACACTCCGGTGTAACTGGAGAGTATAATTGGTCCACCAACAAAGCTTCACACAATTTAACAACTTAAGGACTAAGTACGATGATTCAGCAATGGCGTCGTGTAGACGCGGCGGAGTACGCCGGGTCTTGGGACGGCCACAGCTTGCGCCTGGTGTGGGAAAAAACAAGCTGGCGGCTGTATGTCGACAACAAGCTAGTACGCGGTGAGTGGTCAACGCCCATCGCTGCACAGCGTGAAGTAGAAGCAGTTCAATCCAAGCTTCTCAAGCAGAAGATGCAATCCAACAAGGAGGGCGTCCAATGCCGGCAACTGGCGCACGCATAAGCATCGACGTCGAGCTGAAAGCGGCCCAAGAGTCGTTGGCCAAAGCCGCTAAGCGTCTCCGTAAACTCAACATCGAAACCCTTCTCAAGTTAAAACCTGGTGCGCTTGCCGACACGCTGTACGAACTGCGCGCGATGTCGACTGCGGCCTGCAGCGTCGGTACAGTGGTGAGCGAGTTGACAGGACCGCTTGTCAAGCAGATTGAAGACCACTTCATTGAAACACTAAAAGTGGGTGAGGCCAGCGGTCTGCAAGGCATGGCTGCACGCGTACAGGTTTCTGAGTCGCCAGTACCGGTGGTCGACGATTGGGAGAAGTTCTACGCCCACATCACTAAGACAAAAAGCTTTGACCTACTCAACCGCGCTGTCAATCGCAACGCAGTGCGTGAGCGCTGGGACGCTAAGAAAAAAGTGCCAGGTGTCTCCGTGTTTCATGCCAAGAAGGTCAGCTGCACAAAATTGAAGGGAGGCAAGCGGTGAACTCAATCGTAGGCCCGGTCGTGCTTGCGCGCGACCTGATACTTCCTTGTCTACTACTTGGGCTTGGGTGGTATTTAGTCATTGCGCATGAATGGCGTGATAACACTTTACGCGTAGTGGCGATCGTTGCGTGTGCGTTGGCGACTGTCTTGATTTTGCTTACATAGGAGATAAACATGAGTGATGACGCGCAAAGAGAAACGACGTTGACGAACGATGAACTATGGGGGCAGCCAGTCGCTACTAACAACTTACAACCCAATCAATATGAGATCGCACAGCAGCCCGAAGCTGTACCAACCCTGTATATGCGATATCGCGACATTTGGGACCTGGCGGAGTCTCTTACGGCGTACAGAGACCACCACAGACCGACAGGTGATTTTTTGCGAGCTGTGCTTGAGAATGACTTATTGACAGCTTGCGCGCACGCTGACCACATTAACCGTACACGACTGTATCGTATTGTGCAGTTCGTTTACAGCCAGCTTCCTTCACCTTGCTATGGTTCACCTGAGAAAGTGAACGCATGGCTTCATCCAACACAAACCAAGTAAGAGGAGAATACACAAATGAAAGCAAGTAAGAAAACCGAAACGAAAGCCCTGACCAAGTGGGATGAGAAGTTCGCGAAGTACGCGGCTGAGTCCCAGGAACAGGTCAAAGGCCTCACCGGCGGCGGACCGCAGGTGAAGTTCCGCGCCGGAAGCATCGAGGTCGCAGGTGGCACAGTACCCAACAACCGCCTCGAGTGCGTGGTCATGGCGACCGGGCTGCTTAACGCCTGGTACAAAGACGAATACGACCCAGACAACCCTGTTCCGCCTGACTGCTATGCTCTGGCAGAGAAAGACAAGAACAGTATGAAACCACACCCCGACTCGCCAATGCCGCAGTGCTCGTCTTGCTCTGAGTGCGCAAAGAACGAGTTCGGTTCGGCGCCGCGTGGCCGTGGCAAGGCGTGCGGCAACAAGGTCCGGCTGGCACTGCTGCTTGCCTCTGACCTGGACGATGCGGCAGCCGCATCCGCCGCAGAGTTCGCCATGGCCACTTGCAGTCCGACCAATGTCAAGGCTTGGGCGGGTTACGTATCCGCCATTGCTGATGAGCACGGTCGCCCACCGTGGGCGGTTGTGACAGCGGTCAGCAGCCATCCAGACTCGAAGACGCAAATTCGCTTGGAGTTCAAGCTTGCAAGCTTGATCGAAGATGATGAGCTGCTCGAGGTACTGGAGAAGCGGCTTGGCAAGGCGCAAGAGTTCACGCTGCAGCCGTTCGCGCCGATGCAGGCTGCCGACAACAAGAACGGCAAGCCAAAGGCCGGCGGATCAAAGAAGTTCGCCGGCAAGGGAAGCCGCAGGTAAGCGATCAGCCGTCCACGTCGTCAAGCTACTGCCGTAGGCAACCGGCACGCTCTTCGTAGCGTCACGCTTTGAGATAGTGATTTGAGGGCAACGGCGCGGGATCACTAAACCGCATTTTTGTTTTGGTCGAGGGTTGTGTAATGGAAAAACCAATTTTGCCACCCTTGCCAGTAGACACGAAGATTGTGCAAGAAAGATTGTTGAAAAAAGAAGACAACGGAGTTTTCTGCTACAGGTTGATAAGAGTCATTGAAGTAAAACCTGGCGCGTTCTCAGTTGTTGTATGCACTAAAGTAGGAAACGACGATTGGTTTTAACGAGGGGATTAGGCATGGAATTGTTGGAACTGCTTAGCAGAGCGATGCGAGAGTTTTACGGAGACGACGGTCGAATTGAGATAAAGCAATCGAGCCATGGAAGCGAAGTCAGGTTGATGCGTGGTGAGCAACCACTGGTAGTAAGTAGGTCCAACGAGTTGCGCCAGGCTATCTTTGACGCAGCTGACTACTGGTATTCCTCAGTGTGGAGGAAGCGATGAGCGCGCCGAAGGTGATTGTCGCTGACTTTGAATCGCACGGTATTGAACCGCGGCCAGACTATCCACCCAAACCTGTCAGCCTGGCGCTGAAGTGGCCGGATGAGCGTGAGTATCGGTTGATGGCCTGGGGACACGAAGCAGGCGGCAACAACTGCACTGAGAAAGAAGCACGCGGTCAGCTGAAGCGTGCTTATGACAGTAAGTATCCGCTGCTGTGGCAGAACTATAAGTTTGATGGTGATGTGGCGGAGACTTACTGGGACCTTCCGCTGCTTCCAGAAGACAAGTGGCATGACACGCTTTATCTTCTGTTTATGTACGATCCACACGCGCCCAGCCTTAGCTTGAAGCCGGCAGCAGAGCGTCTGCTTGGCATTGCACCAGAAGAGCAAGATCGCATGTATGAGTGGATCATTGCCAATGTACCGGAAGCGAAGCGCAAACCCAGCACAGCCGGTGCTTACATCTGGAAAGCACCGTACCAAATAGTCAAGCCATATCACAAAGGCGACCTAGTGCGGACGTTGAAACTTTTCAACTTCCTATATCCGCAGATAGCGGACATGGACATGCTTGACGCTTATCGCCGTGAGCGCAAGCTGATGCCGATCCTGCTGCGCAACGAGCGACGTGGGATGAGGCTGGACATGGATGGACTAGAGCATGAGCGGCCGCTGTTGAAGGCTGGCTTGGACAAAGCTGATGCGTGGCTGCGCAAGCGGTTAGGCGTAGAGAACTTGGACAGCGACAAGCAGCTCGGCAATGCATTGTGGGAGAAAGGTATTCTTACAAGTATCAAGCACACCGCCAAAGGACAAATTGCCGTTGGCAAAAATGTGCTTACTATAGACAAGTTCAAAGACAAGAAAGTCTATCAAGTGTTGAAGTACCGCAGCCAAATGGCCACTAGTCTTAACATGTTTATTGATCCGTGGCTAGAGCTGGGGACCACCGGCAAAGGCCGCATCTTCCCTAACTGGTCGCAGGTACGCGCTCCAAAAGGCGATAGCCGCGATACAGCCGGCGCGCGCAGCGGTCGTATTATATGCAGCAAGCCAAACTTTCTCAACATACCGAAGAAGTGGAAGCGATCGCTTTCAGCCGGCTACAAGCACCCTGACTGGTTGAAGGTCCCGCAGCTGCCGTATATCCGTACGTTCTGTCTGCCGGAGAAAGGCAAGCAGTGGGGCCGGAGGGACTTCAACCAGCAGGAGGTGCGACTGTATGCGCACTTCGAGGAAGGCTTGGTGCGTGACGGGTTCCTGAATGATCCTGACTTTGACATACACGAGCTGGTGCGCGGTGAGGCCGAGCATCGTCTAGTTGAAGCTAGGCTGCGCGACCACTTTGATCGTGACAGCGCCAAGGGATGCGTGTTCGGTAGATTCTACGGCCAGGGTCTGCCAGGGCTAATGGAGACGTTAAAGCTGACAGAAGAGGACAAAGAAGTTGCGCGCATCGTGCAAAAGGCCATCAACACCGCGGTCCCAACACTGCGAGAACTCAATAACGAGTTGAAGGCACTGGCGAAAGAAGGGCGGCCGATTCGCACCTGGGGTGGACGGTTGTACTACTGCGAGCCTCCTAGTTACAACAAGAAGTACGGGCGCGACATGACGTATGAATACAAGCTGATTAGCTACTTGATTCAAGGATCAGGCGCCGACGTTATGAAAGAAGCTTTGATTCGGTATGACGAACATCCCAAACGTCAAGAAGAGTTCATCGTGACTGTATATGACGAACTAAACAATAATCTGCCGCTCTCGCATAAGGGCGCAACGCAAGAAATGAAGGTGCTGGAAGAGTGCATGGCCAGCATAGAGACTGAAGTGCCGATGCTCAGCGAAGGAGAGCGCGGACCAGCCTGGGGACTGACGGAGAAAATGGATGCCTGAGAAAGTGAAAGAATTGCTCAAAAGCTGGAGCCATCACACCTACACAATGTACATGAACTGCCCGCAGAGTGTTTACTTTGAACGCGTATTAAAGATCAAGCGAAAAGAAGATCGCAGCAAAGAGATGGACTTTGGCGACGAGGCCCATAAGAAGGCACAGCAATTTGTCGGTATTACTACCACGCTGTTGACGCCGGCACCGATTGGCAAGCACACACTGGTTGTTAACGAGTCAGAAGGGATTGAGCTCGGCCACGAGGTAGTGGCACCCAAAGGCATTATCGGAACGGTCGCGCACGTCAACGGCCGATACGTCGACATTAACGGCAAGCTGAAGAAGGCGCTGTCAACAGGCACTTCGCTTCGGTTCCGTCAAGCTAGCAAGAAAGTCCCTGAAGAGCTGGAGGGCATATCGAAAACACTTGTGAAGCTGCGCAACGCCAACGCATCGCCAGAGTTGCAACTGGCTTTCGATAAGAATTGGAACATGGTTGACTGGTTCTCATCAGAGGCTTGGGTAAGAGCCAAGCTTGATGCTATGAACGTTACCAACAGCCCGCCGCACATATATGTGGTCGATTATAAGACAGGCAAAGTGCGGCCAGACCACGTACAGCAACGCAGCTTGTATGCACTCTGTGTCTTGCAGATGGTGAAGTTGGGCAAGTTGTGCGACGGCAATCCAAAGACGACACTGACGGTCGAGCATTTGTACATGGCCACAGGCCAGCATGGTGCAGAAGACTTCACTATGAAGGACCTCGAGCCACTGCGTAAGGAGTGGGCCAAGCGCACAGAACAAATGTTGACAGATACTGTCTACCCAGCATTTGAAGGTTTTCATTGCAAGTGGTGCAAATTCGCAAAGAGCAAAGGTGGACCATGCACGAAGAATCGTTAAGCATTGTTATGAGCAACAACCTTCTCGGAGCGCTGTCTGTAGAACCAGACCTGCAAAAACTTGTCGATGAAGCGCTTGTATCAATCGCGATATCCGGCAGAGATGATCAATACAAGCCGCGTCATTGTACCTGGGTTGTGTATGCTAAGCAAAAAGATAAGTTGCTCGGACTGATCCTGTGGGAAGCGTGTATACATGATCGACGTGCGTGTGCGTTCATCGGTTGTGTGTACGTGCGGCCGCTGTATCGCCGTGCTGGATACTATCGCATAATGCTTGACTGTTTGTTGCGCGCGCATCGCAAAACACAGGGAGCAGTGGCGTGTGTCTACGAAAGCAACACGGCCAGCGTCGCAGCGCACACTGCGCTGGGCTTTAAGGTTTACGATAATAGCAAAGGACTGGTGAGCATGGAGCTCATCAAGACAAACTGGAAAGAGAGGAAACATGACGAACTCACAATTCATAGTAATTGACATACTTCTAGGTGTAGCAGTTTTCGCGTTCATCGTGGCCATATACAGTCTACGTGTGCCTGAACAGAAGTCTTTGCCGGAAGCACAGCAACCGACTGAGGACGAGTTGCGGGCTGCGCGCATTGTGCGCGATGCTAGCCTATACCTTCACGAAACATTGGATGAACTGAATCGTGCAGAAAGCGAGAATTGGGAACTTGACCACGCGCTAGCTGTAGGCCGGCGAGAAGCCGTACATCTTCTACATCGCATAGACAGTGACAACTTTGCGCATGTTCCGCGCGGAGGGTTGACTCTGCTGTGGCGTTAATGCGCAGGCGCCAAGAATCAGCCATTGAAAGATGGTGCGTGAAGTGGGCGCGCCAGCACGGAATTTTGGTCAGCAAACTGACCGATCCTACTGGCGCGCCTGATCGTGCGTTTTGGATTTCCGGTGGTCGACCGATCATCATTGAGTTCAAAGATCCACAAGGCAAACTGACAGACTTGCAGTCGCATTACCAAGAGAAGTTTAGTAAACTGGGCTACGATGTTTTCGTAGTCAAGACAAAAGAAGAGTTCTTAGAGGTGATGGGCAATGATAGAGCACTTGGTTCCACGAAGCGTCCACCGCGTAATGCAAGAGGCGCTGGAAGAGGCTGAAGACTGGCACCCGTTCAAACATCAAGAAACGGCGATTAAGACACTGCTCGAGGTCCCGCAGAGCGGACTGCTGCTCGACCCCGGCATGTGCAAAACCAGCAGCACGTTAGCAGCGTATAAGCTTCGCCTGATGAAGAAGCAGGTCCGCAGAGTATTGGTGGTTGCGCCACTGAAGCCAGCCTATGAGGTCTGGCCAGCTGAGGTCTGCAAGTGGAAAGACTTCCACTCATACCGTATCGCTGTGGTACACGGAACAGTGAAAGAGCGGATGCGCACACTACGCGCACTGACGCCGGCGCACAATCTGGTCATTGTCAACCCGGAAGGATTGCAGTGGCTGCTGGGCGACCGTGAGCGGAGGCGATTACTTGACGCAGACGCACTGGTCATTGACGAGTCATCCAAGTTCAAGAGCCACTCTGCCCTGCGATTCCGCGTGCTCCGGTCACATCTGCGCCAATTCAAGTACCGCACGATTCTCACCGGAAGTCCGCGGCCGCGCAACTATGAGGACTTGTGGGCGCAGGTTTACATTCTCGATCAAGGCGCGGCACTGGGCCCGTATATCACGCACTACCGCAACAAGTACTTCTATCCGACCGGTTATCAGATGCGTGAGTGGGCGCTGCTGCCTGGAGCGGAAGAGAAGATCAACGAGGCTGTGTCGCACATGCTGATGCGGCTCGACCCAGATGAGTACGTGAAAATTCCCAAGCCGGAAGAAGTCATGCACTACGTCACGCTGCCGGACAAAGTGCAGAGTGCGTACGACCGCATTGAAAGTGATTTGATGAGTGACCTGTTCGACGGTCCGATGCTCAACTCGTCCGCCGCACGCAGCAAACTGTGTCAGATGGCCAACGGCAGCGTGTACCTGGACGACGCGCCGAAGCGGGCTGTGCAAGTGATCCACACAGAGAAGACCGAAGCGCTGGCTGACCTGGTGGAGGAGCTGCAGGGCGAGCCACTGCTGGTGGCGATCGGCTACCACCATGACGTGGCGGCGATCCGTAGCGCGCTGGGGTACGAAGTGCCGACGATCAACAGCAAGACCACAAACACGCAGGCATCAGAGTTCATCCGCCAATGGAACCGCGGCGAGCTGCCGGTGCTGCTCGGTCATCCGGCCAGCATGGGTCACGGGACAAACATGCAGAAGGCCAGCTGCAGGCACGTGGCCTTCTTCGACATCCCTGATGACTACGATCTGTTCGACCAATTCTTTCGACGCGTGTGCCGTACAGGCAACAAGTCGTCGTCGGTAGTGCGGCATATTTTCGCGACGCGCGATACGGTGGACATCGCGAAATTGAAAGCACTACGGCAGAAGGGCCGCGGTCAGGGGCTGTTCCTCGAGGCCATGCGGAAGTACACCGAACAGAAATACGGGCAGGCGCCTGCCGTAAAGCGCAGAAAAGGAACACGAAAATAATCATTTGAAAGGGCGATTTTCGCATTATAATGATCGTGTGGCCGGAAAGGCCCACCCAAGGAGAATCTGATTATGGCGACGTTACACGAAAAACTTCACAACAGCGCGACCCACGCAAAAGGTATCGATCCTGCATGCCCTATTTGTATCAAGCGTGTTGCTGACACGTTCGTCAACGTCCTCAAGAGTTGGTTGACGCCTGAGCAGTTTGCCACGATGCAAAGACGCAATAAAGAGGAGACCGATTCGCGGATTTGCCACAGTCACGACTTCTGTGACGCCAACATGGCTATGCTGGATGCACTCAACGAACACGGAATTGACGTCGACGCAGATAACGAAGATCACACGGCACTGTGGAACAAAGTTTGGGAGGCCGCTAAACCGCAGCTGCGGTAGCCGAAACGACCGCCATGCGAATGACGGTCTTCTGTCGGAGGTCGCCGTCCGGCACTGATGAGGCAGGCGAGAAGGGAGTTGTAATGAAGGAGAAGAAAGTGAAAGGGAAGTCAGCCGTTCGCAAACAGGACACACTGGGACGACTGTTGCAGCAGTACGGGTTCCGCAAGGCAGCATCAGAGGATGATGCCGAGGCTTATGTCCACGTCGATGGCCGGATGGCGGCAGTAGGAGCTAACGGTACAGCGTGGATGATGCAGACGCCTGACACTGATTCAGTGAGCGGCACAGACCGCGCTGACTTGATCGCGCTGTTGGATAAGGCACCTGTCATCCGCGAGGTCAACGGATCAGACAATGTGCTGGGTGCGATCAAGCTGTTGAAGGGGAAGTACAACTTGGCCGCGTTGAGCGGCGAATCGCACTACAAACTGCGCGCGCAGCTAATCAAGAAACTGCGCGGCGTCGATAAGCTGCTGGTCAAGGACTCAGGACTTGACACTCTGCGTCGCGAGTTTTACGCAGCGATGAAAATCACTAAGTCAGGCAAGGAGGGTATCGCTCAGTTTATTCAGGCGTGCGAAAAGCGGTTAGCCGCTGACGCCAAGCGAACCGCTCAGCTGCGGAAGGCTGAGCAGACGCGCATACAGAGATTATTGGCCATTACCGGCAGCCGCACTGTGGTCCACGACGACAAACCAGTGATAGAGGTCAAGCGGAAAACCAAGCGGCAGCGGGAGAAGGAGCTAGCTGATCTAAAGGTAGAGCTGACCGAGAGCATTCAAGAGGCTGAAGAGATGCCTGTTCTTGCCACTCCGAGGCCCGGAGCGGCTGTCACGCTCGTCCCCGGGGACGTTCGCCTGCTCGAGGACATTGACAATGGTTTAGTTTTGCTTAGACTCGAAAAACCTAATTCGCAGGGCGCGATTTGTGTGTATAATAACGGAGTACGGGTTGCGGCTGGCGTGGTCAGCCCGCACTCCCTGAGCATGATGCGGCCGGTAGACGCAGACATCATGCAGGCCGCACGACAATTTCTGAATCCGGTAGTCAAAACGGTTCAGGTGACATCAACGGCTGAACGCCACTTAACCGCAGTCCTTAACTGCAAGGAGCTTATCGCCATGAGTGAATCGAAAGTAAAGAAGTTTGCAGCACCCGCCAAGTCCAAGAAGGCAGTCAAGGCCGAAGCAAAAGCCGCCAAGGCTGAGAAGAAAGCCGCCAAGGCAGACGGGCAAGCCGGTCCTCGCGGACACCGCTACGTGCTGGCCAACGAGAAGGCCATCGGTGACCACCGCTCGCCGCAGCTTGCCTTCATCGTTGACCACCTCAAGAAGGCTGGTAAGGACGGTCTGTTGAAGTCGGAGCTGGTCGCCGCGGCAGTCAAGGCTGGAGACAAGTTCCCTACCAACCAGCCGCACGACCGCGCCATCGGTTTCTACCTGTCCAAGTACAAGGGCGCCGGAGCGCTGAAGTTCGCCGCCTAGTTACATTACACTGCTGCGGTTTTGGAATACCCGAAGGGCGACGCGCCCTTCGGGTATTTTGCTTTAGGAGACAAATCATAAAGTGAAAGTTCTCGTTATCAATACGTATGGCGGCAGTCTGCTCTGTGCTGCCAAGCTGGCGCGCATGGATGTCCGCGCATCATTGGAAGACTGTGGGTTTGGCTCAGACCTGCAAGCGCTGAACTTCCCTAAAGTGCCGATCTGCAGCACTACAGATCAGTGGCCGCGCCTGAAGCGCATCGAGGCCAAAGAGACCATCGCAATAGCGCATCCGCCATGTGCGTCGTTTTCTCTGCAGTCGCGCTTTGCCGCGCACCGCCAGGGAACCGACACTGACGGCTTCCGCTGCCACATCCGCGTGATGGATTACGCCTTAGGTAATAAGGTCAAAGCACTGGCCATCGAGTCAGTGCCTGGAGCACTGGCAGCAGTGCCAGTCTACGAAGAGTATGCGAAGAAGTACGGCTATAAGGTCGGATTCATCATGCAGAACGCTGTCAGCTTTGGTGTACCGCAGTGGCGCCCGCGGATGTGGTCCATCTTCTGTGGAGGCAGGCAGAAATTCACTGTTGACTTCAAGCCGACCTACAAGCTGCTGCGCGAGGTTGCAGATTGCAACTGCGACGATGTGCCGCCCATCTTTGCGCGCCTGAAGCAATTCACTGACGCAGTGCTGGAGAAGGCTGGCAAGCCGATTGACGAGCTACGCGGTGGTCTGTTCAAAGTGTCAGGCATCGATAATCGCCAAGAATGGTACCGCCGCATGCGTGCAATGACAGGCGATAAGCAGTATTGGGATTCACTTATGCCGAGGTTCCTTGAGCCGTACGGTTTTGCGTCGACTGTCATGAAAGACTCTACATGGTACATGAACGGCAAGCAACTGTGCGTGCACGACTACAACCGTATTGCCGGATTCCCACGCGATTATCAGTGGGGTTCGCGCAAGAACAGCTTCCGCATGTACTTGTCAAAAGGAGTGGCGCCACCTGTGGCCGCCTGGATCATCCAGCAGCTGAAGACGAATGCGTTAGGAAACAACCGAGGACGCCACGCGCTGCTGCCTGGCGAAGTCCTGGACCTGAATCCAAAGAAGGCTGAAGCATTGAAAATAGCTAGAGAAGGGAAGTTGTAGATGGCCGTAAGAAAGCAGATACTCAAACGCAAGTCAAACCGCGTAATCATTCTTGAAGGTCCGGATGGCGGCGGTAAGACGACAATAGCAAATAAATACGCTGAAGACTTTGGTGGAGTGGTCATACACGAAGGACCGCCGCCGCCTGGTACTTCAAACCTGTTAACCTACTATAGCGATAAATTGCGCTCCGCTTGTGAATCAAACATGGGCCTAGTGATATTCGATCGTCTCTACCTGGGCGAGCACGTCTACGGGCCTGTACACAGAGACCAAGACCGACTGGGCAAAACCGGCGTGCAAAAGATGTGCAACCTGTGCATCGCGCTTGGTGTTGAACAGTTCATCTGTCTGCCGCCGTACGCGATCGCTCGCGCTAACTACGAGCGCAAAATGAAAGAGGCTGACGACTACTTGAAGAACGTCGACAAGTGGCACGAGGTCTATTACCGTTATGTCGGCTTGTGTGTGCAGCCGTTCGTGCACTGTGATTATACGAAGGTGTCACGATGAAGACTGTTGACAACTACTTCTTTGACATGCTCGCGCTGGTCGCAGCCAGGTCCACATGTCCGCGACGCGCTGTTGGCGCCATCTTAGTCGACGGTCGGCACCGTGTGCTATCGACCGGCTACAACGGTGTGCCCAGTCGGTTTCCGCACTGCACAGAAACGCCATGCGCCGGCATCGGAGACCGGCCTGGAGATACTAGGTTCTGCATGGCTGTGCACGCAGAGCAAAACGCCATCATCAATTGTGTGGACATCAGCGCGGTGGTGACAGCATATATCAGCGTTACGCCGTGTTTTGTGTGCGCCAAAATGCTTTGCAATTTGCCAAACCTGCAACGGATCGTGTGTGAAGACTTTTACACCGACGAGCTTGCACTTAACTTACTAAACCAATGGAGAGGTGTTTTGAATGTGGGACGCTCAGAAGCAAGTCGCTGAGTTTCATAGAAAGTACGGTCATCCGGCCAGCACAGAGCTGGTGGTGCCGAAACCTGAAGAAGTCAAGCTGCGCATCAAGCTGATCGAAGAAGAAGCTAGAGAGACGTGCGACGCGCTGGACGGCCTGCACACTGGTCTGTTCTCTATGACTGACGTCGCAGATGGGTTGGCTGACCTGGCGTATGTTGTGCTAGGCACAGCTGTGACGCTTGGCATTGACCTGGAACACGTTTTCAACGAGGTCCACCGTTCTAATATGACGAAGGCAGTGGCTGTACGGTTGCCTGGAGAGAAGTACGCAACCGGCGGAGGCAAAGGGCCTGGTTACACACCGCCAGATTTGCAGAGGGTGCTATATGGAAATTAAAGTCGGAGGAGCGTCAGAAGCATTGGCAGCTGGTCTTACTCTGCTGCTCGAGGCTGGTATTCAAGAGACGAGCCGCAACGGCCCGGTGTTGGTAGCACCAGAGCCGGTAATGTTGACATACACCAATCCACTTGACCGTGTACTACTCAGTCCTACGCGCGATGCCAATCCGTTCTTTCACTTGTTTGAAGCACTGTGGATGCTGCATGGCGGTCACGACATAACCGTGCCTAAGTTTTTCAACAGTGCATACGGCAACTATTCAGACGACGGAACCACTATGTGGGACGCCTATGGCTGGCGCTGGCGCCGGTTCTTTGGATGGGACCAGCTTGACGGAGTTATTAAAGAGCTGAGTGAGCGCCCAGATTCACGCCGGTGCGTAGTGTCTATGTGGAATGCTATGCCGGACTATGAAGGCCCACTGTCTCAAGAGTTTATGGGAAACTATGACAAGTTGCCAGACGCAGAAGTGGCAGCCAAGGGCGGTAAAGCTGTTCCGTGCAATACGCACATATACTTCGACTGCCGCGGCGGTGTACTCAACATGACGGTATGCAGCCGCAGCGAGGATGCCATATGGGGATGCTTCGGTTCAGACGTGGTGTGCTTCAGCATTCTGCTCGAGTACATGGCTGCGCGGATCGGTGTGCCGGTTGGTGTCTACCGGCAATTCAGTAATAACTTGCATGTCTACACTGACAAATTCAACCTCGATAAGCTAAACGCGATTATTCGTGAGTGTGCCTCTAAACAACCGCGTGTTTCGTTGGGTATGCGCGTATTCACTGACGGAGAGTTTGATGAGGACCTGAATGCTTTCATGGTATGGGCTGAATACGCAGCGCGCAGTACATCACCAATACTTATGCCTCCGCCGTCGTCGCTGAACTCATTTTTCTTTGCGCATGTTGCCGTGCCGATGTTTAACGCGTGGATAGCCAGGAAGCGCAAGCTTGCATTTGAGGCAGGCCAGTTTGTAGAAAATATTTGCGACAACGACTGGCGCCAGGCATGCGATGATTGGATGAAGAGGAGATACAAATGAGATTGCTCAGCCTGATTTTATTCTTGGCTATATTATGGACAGCGCGGTATGTCCTGGTGTCGATACTGGCGTACGTTAAAGCCGTGCTACATACACTTGTGAACGGAGGCCATCATGCGTAGTCCAATTAAGCCAATGCTGGCAGCAAAGCCAGAGGATTATGGTGAGGAGTTCCAGCGTGCATTGCGGTATCCGCTGCTGGGCTCGCCTAAGCTGGACGGTATCCGCGCGTCAGTGCAAGGTGGAGAGCTGCTGAGTCGCAGCTTAAAACGTATACCTAACACCGGCCTGCAGCAATTGCTCGGCCGATCTGGACTCGAAGGCCTGGACGGTGAGTTGATCGTGGGACCACCTACTGCTGAGGACGTTTTCAATCGTACACAGTCGCAAGTAATGACTCGGCTTGGCGGTATCGATGACGCAAACTACTATGTATTCGATAACTGTCACGTGATAGGTGCTGAGTTCGTCTCGCGCCTGGACATTGCCATGCACACCGCAGCCGGTCAGCCACGCGTGAAGCTTATAAAGCACGTGATATTGAAGGACTGGAATGCTGTGCTTGCGTACGAGGCAAAGCAAGTGGGGCTTGGGTACGAGGGTATTTGCTTGCGTGATCCTCACGGGCTGCACAAGCAAGGTCGCAGCACACTACGCGAGCTAGGGCTAGTCGCCATCAAGCGGTTTGTTGATGCGGAGGCAATTATCATCGATACCTACGAGCAGGAAGAGAACACTAACGAGCAGAAGATCAACGAACTCGGACGGCTTAAGCGCAGTAGCCACAAGGCTGGCAAGGTTGGAAAGGACACGCTGGGTGGGTTTACTGTGCGTCTACTTACTGACGAGTGGAACAATCCGAGGTGTCACACATTCAATGTGGGCACTGGTCGCGGTCTGACTGCAGAGTTGCGCAAGGACCTTTGGCGTAAGCGCAAGAGCCTGGTGGGCAAGGTCATTAAGTTCAAATACCAGAAGGTTGGAACGAAGGACGCGCCGCGTGAGCCTATCTTTCTCGGCTTCCGAGACAGACGTGACATGGAGTTGTGAATGAAGATGGCCAAGTGGTTGACGTTCATACTATGTGGTCAAGAAGTAGCCATTGCCTGCTGCTACCTGCACTCGCGCGAATGGGTCAAGGCGGCGTACTGGTTTGTAGCTGCGGCGATGTGCGCAATGGTTCCATTTATGTGAGAGGAGAAAGAGCATGAAAGCAAGTGATATCGCACCATTGCCGTGGAGCGTCCGCAGCAATGGTCGGCTACGCAGAGGCTTTGGCGGGAGTTTGATCTGTATTATGGACGCAGAAGGAAACGAAATACTTCACTGGTCAGGATTCGACGCGTCTTCGCTGCCAGTGAAGAAGAGATTGGCATTGGCTAAGATGATTGTTAGAGCAGCCAACGCAGAGTTAAAGTAGACGCATCTAGCGTAGGAGAGAAGGTGACTTCATTGACAAGCAAAATAACATTGACAACGCGTGGAATTTCGATTGCGCAACGCTGGACTTCAACACGCTTCCGCTTCTCAAGTCTGGTAATAGTAACGTTGACGGCGCTAACGTACAGTTGTATGGTTGCACAGCACGCCGGAACATACCCACGTCTGCCAATGATTGATTGCCGCCCGTAGGCTGCGTATCGGATGGCACAGGTTTTCACGCGGCACATGATAACTGCAGAGACAAGAATGGCCCCGAGACCTGAATGGTCCCGGGGCTTTTTGTTATTGCAGCATCAGCTGCATGTCAAAGCAGGCTCGCGTCGGCAGTTCGCGGCGCCAGTCGGAGTCGAACATCTCAGCAGCTGCGCTGTGGTAGTCCGGCGGGTCCTCGGCCAGCGCAGCCAGCATGCCGTGGAACTCGGACAACTTCGCAGCGCCCATGTTGTAAGCCATGTCTACGAGGGCCTGCTGCGCAGTCTGTTTGAGATTGTCAAACTGTGGGCAGGAGTGGCGTGCTCCTATCTGCGCCTGCAGCATGCTGTGATCAAAAAGTTTCTGCACTTGATTCGCCGATATAGCAGCACCGGCGCACACAGCATCATAGTCTATACCGGCAGCCTCGCAAGCCTGCCGCGCATCTGGAGCCTCGAGGTTAAAGCCACAACCCACAGTAAGGATGCCGCGACTGTCGCGATACGGCGTGTAACGGACGCCTTCATGCTTAATGACAATCTGCTCGGTGGTCATTTGAAGTGCCTTATGAGAATGTCGGTTAGTATGCCTAGCAAGATGAGGCCGGTGCGAAGCCACTCACGCCGGTCTTTGTGTACGGCGCTGCTGGCGCCAGTGTACGTAGACAACGTCAATTCTAATGTAGAGAGTTTGCTAAGTACCTCGACGTTGACTTTGTCTTGTGCTTCTTTGGTGCGTTCTAAATAACCTTGTCGTCCGCTACCGTTGCCGTAAATTTCTGACTGCACAGTAACAATCCGTGCTACGTCTTGCTTTATCGGATCGATCGCATCGCGTATCATCAGCTCAACTCTCTCCTTCGTCACCTCAGACATCAACGAGCCCCCAAGCAGAAATTAAGTGGTCTTAAAGTATGTAGCGAACACCTTATCGCCAGCTGCGGTAGATTGTGTGAGTGTGATGACAGCGCCGGCGATGGTGTAGTCCACGCTTGGCGTGAGGAAGATGCCGTTAAGTGTGACAGAAAGAAGAACAGCTGGCACGTTGGTGAGAGTGTAAGTGCTGGTAGGCGCGGAGCCGGTCGGAGCCTCTGACACAAAAGCAGCCGCCAGTAGTGCGGAAAAATTAGCGACGCTGAAGTTCTCTACTGTCAGGTCAACTACGTCAAGCCCTGGTATCTGCACTGCTCCGCCCAAAATCAAGTCAAGCAGATTTAAGTCGTAGTTGATCTGTACCTGCCAGTTGACCTGGTTAGAGCTTGGCACTTGAAGCCCAATGTTTGGTGTCTGTGTCGGCATATTAGCTCACTGTCATCCCGCTGAGAGGCCTCAGCACCAAGTTGTCATCCACTATAAACTCCTGAACGTTGTTTGCGTTCGCGTCAGTGACCGGCACGCCGCCAATCACGTTGGCGGGATAAGTGATGGTCCACCCAGCACCGCCGCCGGCCGGCATTGTGAAGATGAGCGTGATACGTTGACCAACTGTCTGACCTGTTACTGTGAACGAGATGCTACCGCCAAGAACAACTTTGAAACCGTTATTTTTTGACGCGTCGAATGCTACGCTTGCCGCATAGGCCACAACTTGCAGTCCGCCAAGCAAGTCAGCTTTAGTTAAAAAGTTTGCGCACTGTGCAGTCAGCGTAGCAAAATCAGAATCACTGCTGTCATAGCCTTTACTAGCAAAGGCGGAGAACAACGCTGACAAGTACGTTGAGCATTGGTAGAACAACTTATTGGCCAGCGATGAATCAAACACAGATGGGTTTGATGCGCCGTTTGTGCGCATTGAGTCAGCTGTGTACTGCGCATCATTTTCCTGGTTGTTCTGGTTGGGGTTCCACTGCTGCATGTTGGTAGTTGCCACGGCTAACTCCAGTGTCCTATGTCAAATCCATCGATGAAACCTTGCACTTGACCGAATCCAAATAGCGGATACGGACCAAGTACATACTTGCAAAGTACGCCTTCAGGTCGCGGTACAATGTAGCCATTCTGCACGAGATCTGAAAATGTACTAGAGATAGTGCCGACGATAAAAACAGTCATCGTCATGTTTTGATTATCTAAAACAGCAAGCTTAAAATCAGGAAACAGGATTGCCCAGACAGATTGCAATCCATCTAACGTTCCGTCCCACAAGTTGCGCGCAACTTTGGCCTTGATATAAAGACGATAGTCATCGTCATCAAGTGTTGGGCTTCCTCCGCCAGTGGGCTGAAAGCCTACAACACGGCCGGCGCCGACGATACTGCCTAGCTGGTCCAGCTGCGGGCCGGCCGCCGAGTCGATGCTTAGCACAGTGTCAAAGAGAACCAAGCATTCATCTACCTCATCAAACTTGCGAAGCATTTTCAGCAAAAACTTGTTTAGCTTTGGGCTTTTCTTGTATTCACTAGTAAGCAAATCAAGATAATAGCCGATAGGCAAGTTCGTAATTGACTGATTGCCGTAGCCATCATTTCCAAAGCCGGCCGTACCGTAAGTAGGATTGCTCATGGTGTCACCACCGCTGTGTCAGCCGCGGCGCCTTGTGCAACACTGTAGTACGTCGGCATAGCTAGATCAGCAAAAGCCACTGTAGCAAAATCAGCACTGATCGTCGCTGTGTCAGTGGCGATTTTACTTAGCGTCACATTGGTGCCGGCAATCGCCGAGATTGTTGTGCCACTTGGCACGCTACTTGCAACAATCAGCTGGCCAACTGCCAATCCAGTCGCTGAGTCGACAGTCGCAGCGGTGCTTCCGGCGGTCGTTGTCAGTTGGTGCTGCGCAGTTAATGCTCCGATCAGCATCGACGCAACGCCAAATGCCGGCGCGTTAAGTTGCGCGTTTACAGACATCGCCTCAAAAATTAGCGCACTGACGCTGACGGTTTCTCCGATACTGAGCGATGCAAGGTAGTTGAGCAGCGCAGTCTGGACCTGTGTCAGTGTGCTGGATGTGACCGGCGAGCTGTACGGCGTCAGTGTGCAAAGAATAAAAATCTGCTCATACGTAGGCCGGTAGAACCGGATGACTTCCTGCATGCCGGTGTATGAGCTGGTGACCGCTATCGCCGTGCTGCCGTTAGTGTACGCGCCCGGTGTTTTCTTGCTGTATATGGCTTGCGCAACCTCCGCATCAGTGCCGCCTTCGACCACCATCGAAATGCTGTGCTCAGGATTGCCCCAGCTGTCCACACCGCCTGTTGGGTTCTCGATACTAGTCCCTGGTCCTCCGGGCGTTGGGTAGCCCGGAGCCACGCGGGTGACGCCGTCGATGGCCAGAACAGCCGCTAGAGTGGCTTCTAGGGCCGTTAGAGACGGCAGAGCGACGCTAACGGCCTGCCGCGCCCGCAGTTGGCTGTCTTCCTCTGTAGGCACGCCCAGAATGGCTGCATCTGGGTTGGTGACTCCGGTCCATCCGCCGACTGGCTCAGCGGCGCCCGGCGTGGCAATGATGGTGATAGTGGCGGCAGCCGCGGCCACGGCGCCTGGTGTAGCGCAGGTTGCCGTCACCGTTGCTTGACCAGTTCCATCGAGCGTCACACTGGCCGGCAGGTTCCACAGATTGCCGGAAGTATCCTGCGCAGTGCCATTTGTAATGACAGCGCCTGCGGTTCCGCTCAGATTAAGATCAACCGTCGAATAACTGACGGCAAGGCGCGCCAAGCCGCTCATTCGCACAACGCGGTCAAGTCCGGCACCAACGGCTGTCTGCGGCGACGATTGATTGTAGACCAACTGCAACGCTTGATTCTGATGCGCTTGCTTTAAGCTGATAATGGCAAGAAATTGATATGCAGCAGAGTCAGGGTTTAGGTACTGGTCCTGGCCGAATATGTTGCGGAATTGCTGAAGGTTGTCTTGAAAAATACTTTGGTAGGTAGCCACGGAAAGACCGGCCGGCCCGATGCTCGGTGGGACGTAAGGCGGTGTGGTTGACACTTAGCTCTACTCCAAGCTGGCCTGCTGACCTAAGACAGAGTCGACGGTTGCAGGTCCGAATATGGTAGTGAATGTTGCTGTAAACGACAGCTTGCCGCTGGCGAAGTCGACGGTCACGTCTGTGATGCCGGTCACGTATGGATTGCTGAGTATGTTCGAGCGAATTAGCTGCGTCATTGATTCGATTCCACGCGCGCTTCCGAGCTGTCCAAGTATGTCTTGAAATACTGGAAGTCCAAGCTGTACGTTCTCAAACCACTCACCGTAAAACAGTTTCAGATTCGTCAGTACAGCTTGAGCTACGGCATCAACGCCGCGCAGCATACTGGAGGTGCTGAATATAGGATCGTAATTCTGGTCCAATCCTATGTATGAGATAGTTGCCATTTACTCACTCCGCTTTGAAGATGGACGTTTCACTCGTGCTAGGAGGATCGGGTCCGGCGTAGCCCTTTGACTTTAGAAATGGCAGCACATTATCGACATACCATTGATAGAAGGCGTCAGTCACAAGGACTTGTGCTGTACCGCCATTGCTCGCTTCGATGTCAGGCGCTGTTAGTTGCAAGCGGTCAGACTTTACTGATACACGTACGCTTCCGTCGAGCGTACGCAGTTCTGCAGCATCAGTTTTGTAGTCTGAAATGACATTAGGCTTGCTTGTCATACCTGGGATAAAACCACAATCCCAAAACTCATGGTGATGACAACCTAAATTACGTTGGCTTCCACTCGGCGATTTTGTGTTGTCTGCAGGCGGTGCGTTCTGTGTGCCGTGTGTCCACCACAAGTCAAAGCACCCATCACAAAATACCAGCAGTCCTTCATCGCCTTTCTTTAGTGGCAGCGTCTGCGCAAATCCTCCACCGCGCGGCAGCACGATTGGCACGAGCTGTATAGGAGGAAGGTCCCACCACTTAGCACCCTGTGGTGTGGCCACGCGCTCCTGAATCGCTATCTGCACAGTCGCTGTCTGTGTCGCCGCATCCATATCGCTGACAAGGAACGCTGGCACCGCAACGCGCAACTCATTGAGCTGCGGCGTTACATACTGGCGCCACTGCTGTGTGATTGAGCTCTGTAATTGACTAGGAGGTATTTGAATTTGCGGATTAGTGCTCACTCCGTCGATCCTCCTGTCGATCCAGGCGCGAACATGCCTCGCAGTAAAAAGGCCGCGTAAGTAGGCGTGTAGCCTGTGACTCTAGTCTCCCATACATTCCCGCGTGTGTCACCGACATGCGACACAGCGGCAACTAAAAATCGCAGGTCTGTGAGCTCAGGACTAGGCGGCTGGCCTACAGGAGGCGTGAGCGGAATCTGCCTGAAGAACGTATCGCGATTGAGTTCAACTACCTGCACCGGCAGCTGCACCTTTAACCGAGGGTCGAGCAGCACAGAGAAGTCAACTCCATACAAACTTTGCTGCGGTGTTCCGATAATACTGGCCGTGACATTATCAGGCACGCTTACCTGTGTTTCGCCCTGATATGCCGGCGCCGGAGCGTAGAACAATTGCGGTGTCAGGTCTGGATTAAGCACATCTGACATGTACATTGACTTGCCGTCATACCACGATGTTAAGTTACTGCCGGAAGCCATGACACTGAGGTATTTATTGATCTTCCCAAACACACCGCGTCCGCGTGGGTACTTTACCGCATCTAACAAATTGAAAGCTGTTTGACTCTGTGTGCCTTGCGCCGGCGCAATAGGCGGTAAATTAGCCGCCGATACCATCCTAGCGACGATGTCGTTTTGTGTGGAGAACGGCCCGACAGCAAAGGCCACAAGGTCCGCCAGCATCCCTGGATTGGCGACACAATGCAGTGTGATACGCTGGTCCACTACGCGCTCGCGGTCGATGAGCACTTGGTATATTGGTCCAGACCATATTGTCGAGTAGAAGTTAGAACCGTCTTGAAAACCCGCTTTCAATTCTACCCACTCAGCGTTAAGTATCGCGTTCTTCATCTCCGTGTCAGAAAGGTTGTACACGTCGATGTCAGCAAACCAAAAAGGGCTTCCCAAGTTGTTCTGCACTACTTCAAAGGTTACACGCAGAGCCTCTGGTTCCCATGCACTGCTGCCAAGCACTACCTGCGACGTCTTTCCGGCGCCTGAAGCGTATGTGACAGTTAACTCCCAGGCTTGCCCCCAGAGCGGCAGTGTGCTTGAACTCATTGCTCTGTGTCTCCCCAGATTAGCGTGAACTGTTGCAAGTTTGAATTATTTGGATAGTCAGTGTTAGCGGTTCCGGCATTGAGGACGTACGCACTTCCAATCTTCAAATAACCATACTGTGCTAACAAGTTCGCGCTCGGGTACGCGCCAGTCAGCAGCGGCACTGATGCGATCAACAAATTACCGTTAACATCACTAACGCCAAGGCTCCAGTAACCGGCCATGTTCATGTAGCTAAGTGTCAGCCCTAGTGTCAGCGGCTGTCCGTCGACAGTTAGTTGCACAGTCATCTTCTGGTTGGGCGCTGTAGAAAGCTTGATGGTTTGCAAGCTCATAGCAGCGCTCCCAAGAAGTTAGGTATTTTGTTCGTCAAATTTTGCATCTCAGTGCTGACACCGCTAAGACTCGACAGAATGCCCGCACCAGGTATTTTGATAATGCGTTGCAAGACAGTGGGCGCCACGTACTGATTAAGCGTCGCCGCATTCGGAGCCTGACCAGAGATGGTACCAAGTCCAGTGCCCTGCGTATCATTCGGCAGGGCAGAGACCGCGGCGCCGCCGATAGCTGCTGTGATGATGGTCTCGAATACTACTCGCGCGCGCAATCCGGTAACTGTCCGCGCGTCTTCGAACGGAGCCACGTCAGTGATAAGCATGTTGCGATACGTGCGCAACCGCGTAACAATGGTTAGCAGTTTTCGAGCCTGCTGCAACTGTAACAGTTGCTCATACGCGCGAACACTCTTACTCTGACTTGACCCAGACCACTGCGCTGCTGTCATAGCTGTAGCCTGATTAGGTCCTGGCTGCACAGTACCGCCGTTGGCGAGACCAGCGGCGTATTGCTGCATCGCATCACTCATTCCGATGTGCATCGATACTGTGGGCGGCTCGAGGTAAGCGTGGCTGTTGATGTTCGCACCAGACTGCACAGGATGCGAGGTTTTGACAAGTCGCTGCTGATGCTCAAGTGAGAACACCGCATCAAACACGTAAACTAGTGTTAGAGCGCCGGTGTCAGTACTAGTCGCATCTACTTTAACTGGCGTGGTCGTGCCGATGCCTGTGTCTGACAGGTTCTGCGTGTTCACAGGCGCCGCAGCTGGATTCGTGGGCGGCACAATAAGCTGCACCATGGCCGGCTGTGTTTGCCACTGTGCCGGCCGCCACATAGCATTTTGCTTGGCGCCCATCTACCCTCCGTATCCGTAGCTGAGTGAGTTGAACTCCGCCAGGTTGCGCTGCACAGCTTTGTTGGTCTTATCGTCAAACTTGCGCTTGACCTCAGTTGCGATGTCAGCAGCACTAACTCCTTTGGGCGGATGAATCTCGATGCGCACTTCACCTACCTGCACAGAGCCGGTACGGCCCATAGCTCCAAGTACATGCGATATTTCATTAAGTGCTTGGTCCCTGTGCGTAGTCATTTTGCCGGCCAAGATTTGGTTCATCTCGCCTGGTCCTACGCTGTAGGCGCCGATAGCGTCGGCCAGATTGCCGTGATAGCGCTGCAGCATTTGGTTTAGATACCAAGTACCACCGCGCATATTGGCGATTGGATCAAAACGGTCAACACCAAGATCTTTCGCCGTGCCGGCGGTCAACTGCATCGGTCCATAGGCACCTGTTGACGATCGCGCGTTTAGCTGTCCACCTGACTCGACATAAGTCAACGCGCGGATTAGATCTGGTGACACAGCACCTTGTGTCATCGCGCTAAGTCGCGCAAAAAGATTAGGCGTCAGCCCTTCTACTGATGGCATGGCAAGCGGATTGTTAGTCGCAGCCTCATTGCTCGAAGAGTATCCGCCAGCACCAAGATTGGCTCCAATGCCGGCTGTAAGCAGGAAGTGCTTGCGCGCAAAAGCCCGCGATGCGTTGTACAGTTTGCTAAAGTATCCTAGCCGCGAAGCGGCGGCGCCGCCTTCTGTCAGGTCAGCTTCTTCAGGTAGTATCTCTGGAGCTAAGAACGCAGAGCCGGCCATCACTGCAGCCATCACAGTACGGCGATTGATGTCCTTGGCTGCACCTTTCAACTCTTGCGCAGCGCCTTTGAAGTTGCCGGTCGCAGCCATAGCTGCGGCGCTTACAATGCGCCCGAATAAGTCAGCAAAGTCGGCAAGCGTTTCGTCCAATAAAGCGAACCAGTGCACGAGGTCTTTGACAGCCGTTGCCAGCTTGCTAAACTCGAACTCTTTGCCCATGATGGAGTGGTCGCCTGTCAGCAGACCGATTGTGTTGGTGAACGCCGAGCCCAGACTCTCGAGTGCCTGGGCGTTAGCGTGAAACACATCTTTCAAATCTTGCCATACTGGCATAAAGTTTTGAACTAGCCACTGGCTAATTTCAGGCAGGTGCTGCTGAAACCACGTATTAAAGTTGCGTAATACTTGCAGCACGTCTTTGACTTCAGGACCAAGCAATTTCATGAAGTCATTGACCACACTCATTGCCAAGTACTTCAGCTCAACACGCATGCGTGTAAATTCGAAGCGAATATCGCGCAGGTGTATTAAGTTCTGCTTGTAGTCAGGACCAAGCCCGGCGATCATTCGGCGCTGGTCGTCCATCAACTCAACAGCGCGACGATTGAGCTCTGGATCAAAAGTAGCTTCGCCCAGAGTTACACCGAGCTCATCCAGAGTAATCTTCAGTGCTTGCGCGCGGTCTTTGCTCATAAGCATGTGCAATGCAAAGAGCCGATACTCCTGATCAGCCATTGCAACATGATCGACGAACTCAACCACTGCGCCAACCATGCCGGCAAACGTGGTAGCGATACCTACTCCGGCTATAGCGCCGCTACGGACAATACTGCGCAGCGATCCATCGACATCGCGCTCCGCATCACGAAGCGTCTTATGGAACTTACTGATACCGGCCGCGTCGACAACCGCGCCCAGCTTGACCATGTACTCTTCAATGATGTTCGGCATTTATTGACCACCAAAAAACGCGGGCCTTCCAGCCTTGATGAGCGTGTATGAAAGGCCCGCAAGTGAGGATAGCTTTACTTACTGAAGCCGACGTCGATGCCGGCGATGATTTGGTAGCCGGTCCCACCGCTCACGCTTGACTTAAGAAAGCGCACGTTAGGAAGCAGAAACCAGTTTTGTTTGATCGGCACACTCACCGCCGCACCACCATTCCACTGCCAGCCGGTATTACTTCCATTGATAGACACACCAGCGGCAGTCGGCACCCACACGTCGTACTTTCCAAACGATGCCACTTTCTGAGCTATACCGGCGCCAACGTTTGTCGTTACAGTGAACGGGCGAATCGTGTTCGGTATGATGTCGACATCGCTGAAGCCGTACGTACCTGAACTGTTAAGCGCGTGTCCGTAAAGAATGTTACCTGCGACCTGAGGACTCGCGCCTGGATTAAAGCTTACTCCAACTGCATAGAAATTCTGTGGCTGCGAAGTCGTCGCCGTTGCTGCAGGAGCTGCTGGCAACTGCACCGTACTCGATGAAGTCCCGACAGTTTGTGCGTTCATCACAACAGGCAGAAGCATCACTGAGAGCAGAACGATGCCAAGCTTTGCCGAGGAGTTGATGGTCGGATCAGCCGTATCCTGCGCCTGCTTCGTCGGTCCGCCAAAGATAGATGGGCAAATGAAGTGCAGCAGCACTGAAAAAGCAACCAGTCCACTGAAGATGCTGGCGTGTGCTGGATTCTGCAACCACTTGTCGTCAAGCGTGGGGACACCGATGACTCCTGCCAGCGTCAGAATAACGTGAAGTACTTGCCATATTTTGGCTGTCATTGGAACTTTCTCCTTGATGATTGATTGAATTTTTTCGTATCCGCGAAACACTTTTAACATTGCGATTGGTCCCACAACTAACCTCCATCCTGCAACTGCTGATTCGCACGCCACTCAGCTACACGCCGTTGGTTTTCCTCTTTGACTTCCAGATACTCAATAGCATCGCAGAGATCTTGCACGTCATAAGTGCCATCCCAGAGCTCGTGCTGCTTCCACATACCGGCGCCAACAGGCCGCCACAGCAATGGATCGATACTCGGAAACTCCATCAGCTCGACCGGCGGCGGATCACCCTGCTGCGCGGAGGTTACTCTAAAAAACTTGCCAGGTTGAAGACCAGCACCTCCACCATTAGCTTAGTGAGCAGCGACGGATTGCTCGCAATCGTCTCCTCTGCTTTTGGGTCCCAGCGGCCTTCGACTGTCATTACCGGCATTGGCAGGCCGTTCTCAATAACAGACACGACTTTAAGACAGTGATTCTGTAGAAACTCAAAGTCGTTAAACTTCATAGACATAAAAGCTATTGCGCATACTCCACGCAACCGCGCTTCCGGCTCAAGTGTTTGTGCTTTGGCGTCGTCTGGAGCCTCAGTATCATCCACCTCGTTGCGCATGTTAATGACAGACCGAGTGAGCAGCTGCCACGCGTAGCTGCCCACTGCGGGAGTGAAGCGGCGCACTTCGTATGTGCGGTCGCCAAGGGTTACTTGCTTAGTACGAGTCATGTCGGCCTTGCTCCGAATGGTTAGAAGTTAAGGATTTGCGCTGCCACCATGTTCCACGTGATACGCTGGCCTTGCGCCTGGTATGGCTTGTCTGGAAATTTGACAAAGCTTAAACCGGTAATGAGATGCTGGCTTCCGTCTGCGAGCAACCGGAAGCTAATCATGTTAGCTGCCCACGCCGCGACGTCGTTGGCGTTAGCAGCCAAAAGCAAGCCATTGTACAGGTCGAGCAGTGCGCGATGCAAGCTGCTGGTCTGCTGTAGTTCGATGTCTACAGAACCGTTGTCGCCTGCCACGTAACTCGGCATGACGACACCGTCCGCACCCACGTCGTGCACAGTTCGCTCTGTTGACATTCGAATGTGAAAAGCACCGACGCCGATGTTACCGCCTTGCAGCAGCAACGTTGTGCCCACCAGCGGATTGGCAAGCACTCCGGTCAGCGACTTGAAAGAGTAAGTAGTGCCGATACTCATTTGCTCGCTCCTTTAGAGTTGTGTGTACACGCCGATGACGAGGCTCTGCACCGCTCCGGCTGTGGTTATAGCACAGTAGATCGGCATTGCCTTGCCGGCTGCGCGATCACCGGAAGATTGCTGACTGTATGGCTGTGCCTGATTGAGGTATCCGCTAGGAATGGTCTGACCAACACTTAGCGTCACGCCAATGATGTTTATCTCGACGCCTTCCCACGTGCCGGGTGCGAGAAAGCCAACGTTGGCCAGCGTCTGGCAAGCTTGGTTGGCAGCATCCAGCAGCAGATGCTCGTCGGTGTTTGTCTGTGCGACCACTGGCCGGCTCTGCAGTACGTTGAGCTCGTTGATCTGCAGCAGATTCACCAGTATGGCAAGGTAAAGCCACAGAAAGCTAGGATCGCCGCTGCTCAGCACTCCAGGCTCGAACAGCGAGTAAGGAGACATATTGCAGTACGCGTTAAAGTTCTGGCTGAGCAGGTTGTTGTACTGCGTCTGCGTCAGAGGCTCTACTGCTATGCCGCGCAACTGCTTATGCGCAAGCGTGAAGAAGCTGCCGGCCAAGTTTGTCTGGTATCCCATGTCAACGCCCATCAGCGCAACAGCCGCATAGATGTTGTTGGGATATCCGCCGCTCTGCGTGGTGCTGTAGATACCGACAGTGCGGTACTTCAGTGTCTTGAGCTGTGCAGCCAAGTTGTTGGTCGTCGCATTGGGTATGCCGACATCGCTGGACCAGAGATAGTAACGGGTTGTCTGCCACAGTGGGTCAGCCCACGCAGCGATTGCAAGGTTGTCAGCGTCCACTGGATTGTAGACCGCCAAGCCATACCACTGGTCAGATGCTGACCGGCAAGCGGTAGCAGCTTGCAGCAGTGACTCGCCGATAGTATCAATATCGACTGTCAGACCAGTACCAGTGGCCGGTGAAACCGCCGTTGTCGCAAGCCCAGTTGCAACTGCGTATCCAGTGCCCTGCTGCACAATTTCAATGGCGGTAACAACGCCGGCATTTATGGTCGTCACCCGACCAATGCCGTTGCTTCCACCAGCTTGCGTGATAGTGAACTCATCGCCCACTGCCCAACCAGTACCGCCGACGTCCACAGCAAGCGTGCCGATTGCTGTAAGGTCCTGGCGGCCAATCCAGATATATCCTGGCTGAGGTGTCTGGCTAAAGTAGATGCCCGCAGCGATGTACTCAGGATCATCGACAGTGAATCCGTCGGTGAGCATGGCCGTTAAGTAGCTGGCTGCACTGTACTGCCGAAGTCGGCTGTTAGCGCCGTACGACGGAATGGCAGTGCTAGAGCCGATAAACAGCCCTTGGTTAAAAGTGCTCTGCGTTGCTGCGGCTGGTGACACTGTCACATTGATGTCGACAATGTTACTCAGCGCAAGCGGCGGTGTAATTGTCATGGCTTATGTTCTCCTTAAGCACTGATATCGGCCACTTGGCCAAGTTGATTATCGTAGACTTTGACTTCCACGCTTGTTGCAGCGGAAGTGGTCAATGTCTCTGTCACCTGCTCATACAACGTCACACTGAAGTCAGCGCGCTCCCACCACTGTGCGTTAATTATTTCTGGAACACGCTGCGGTGTATCAAACTCTGTTACAAGATATAGGTTAGACAAATCAAGCTGATTGTTTAGATAGTCCTGAAACATACCGCTCCAGACCAACTGCGCCTGCGCTTCTGAGTCAGAACCGTAGAATATCCAGCTAATCCGCCAACCTTTCGTGTACTTCACTATCTGCTGTGGCGAATTATCAACTTGCGCGCGATCCATGTCACGTACTTTGCTGTACTCAACGTCGAGTGGAACGCAAGCGATATAGCAGACGTTGGGACCAGCTGGGGATGGTGTGAACGGTTGACCTTGTGTCTGCCAGTTGATACGCACGCGCGACGGATCGATCGGATTGATACCTAACACAGCGCATGTCAGCTGCTGCCATAGAACATTCATCTGTGCTGGTGTCAGCGCGGAGGTAGTGAAGACATCGCCGTTCGGGTATTGCACAGCCATCACGCACCTTCCATCTGAGTGGCGTACGCTTTCCAGTATCCACAACCTGGATCATGGTAGACGCGCATCACACGATAAGACGATCCACCATAAATCAACAAATCACTAACAGCCGGCACTTGCACCGGAAGCGAGGATGTTGCCGCCATAACGTCGTTCGGTTGTGCAGGTTGTACAAGCGTTATGGTCTGGCCTGACAAAGTGTAGTCAAGTTCTGGCTGCAAAAGTAGCCCGTTCTTATACAGCGACACACCGCCGGTTAGCGCCGGCGCCACAGTATAAGTAGTCGGTCCACCTGTCAACACCAAACTCTGTGTTGAGCTGACCGAATCATTGCGCGTTTCGTATATCGGCTGCGTGCTCCAAAAACTAAGCACACCAGTGGTGTTGTCGGCAGTCGGCAACATCTGCAGTTCTTTGTCAGATGCCTGCTGCACCGGACCAGACATACCGATGTCTGACGTAGTATTGGCAAAACCACCAGTGGTCCAGGCACCCTGGCTGCGTCGCACTACAAATGACTGCGGAGCAACCAAGTCCGCGTCGCTTACTACGTCAGACATATTAAGCATAATCTATGTTCCAGTTATTGTGCATGATACTTGCGCAGGACTTGCTGTGCGGCCAGCCAATGTTTGTACGTAAACCACAATGCTAGTCGTTGACACGCTATTTACAACTACGCTAGGTGCGTCATTTGAGCTAGAGTTACCTGGCGTTACGCTTGTGTCTCTCACTGAGCACGAATAGCCGGTCACCGTACTCAGTGAGTAGCTCATGGTTATTGGTCCGCACGCGTCATAGCTACTAGAACTAGTAGAGCATCCTGTCGCTTCAACACCGACCACTTTAGACGCTGACAGTGCTGTACAATTCGCGTTGCCATTAGCTTGTACACCAGTCGAGAACTGCCCACCGCTACACTGTGTCGGAACTGCTAAGAACGCAGATGATGTCAGCGCGTTACCTTGTATGGTGTTGGTAAACGTGGCTGTACCAGAGAACGTTGGATTGCCGGAAAACGTACCTGACAGCTGGCCGCCACTGCTGGCAGATACACTGGTAGCGTTCACCGCGGCTGGCGTCGTCTGACCAATAGGTGTTGAATCTATCTGGCTGTTAGTGATCCAAAGCCCGTTCATGCGCGTGAGACCGTAAGCCAAAGCGGCCAGCACGATCGTTGCAACAACTACGTGCGGAATGTATTTCTTCATGACTTCTCCTCTTCGACAACGCCGACAATAGCGTTGCGCATCTCTCCTGTGTCAATACCTGGACGCTCGCTGCCTTTTGCTTTGATGGTCGACGGCGCGTTTGGAGCCCAGCTATTGCGTGCATCAGTAAACCAACTACGCGCTGCGTTCTGACCAGCAAGAGCAGCGCGATACATAAACTTCACGGCTTTATTGTTATCGCCCTGCAGCTGCGCGCTGACACTAGCGGCTATCTCTCTACCTAGCTTTTTACTGTTAGCTTCCACAGCCGGCTCGAGCACTGGCCGCGGAGGTTGATTGCGCATTGGCGAGCCTTTGCTAAAAACAAAAAGCAGCTCTGCGTTGTTGATATCGGTTTTGGCAGCTTTTTTCGCCAGTTTCGCTCCGCGCTTTCCAGGCTTGGCGTCTGCCATCCGCATCAGGTCTGCGCGTCGCTCTTTCGACGTAGTGGCCGGCACTCCGACGTACGCCGCAAGCTTACCAAGCTTCTTTATCTTTTCGTTAAACTGCGGCAGCTTGGTTGTCTTTGTTACTGTGATCTTCATCTACCAAACCAGCGCAGGACCGCCGCCGATAACTTTCGCTAGCGTAGCTAGCTGTTGACCGTAGCGAGTAAGTCCCCACGCTCCCCATGTCTCTAGTGATGACAGTAGCGAGTATCCAGCGCTGACATCGCCGACTGATTTACTTGTCAGAATACCGTTGGCGATACCAGAGGCAGCGATCTGCGCAGGTGTCTGCGCCGCCGTCTGCTGCACGAGTTGAGTTACAGGCCAGACTGCATAAAGCTTGTCGTTGTCAACAGTCGGCGTTGTCAGTGTGATCGATGATCCTTGCAAGCTATAGTCAACGCCTGGCTGCAAGAACAGGCCGTTCTTTGTCAAACTTTGCAGTGATCCGCCGATAGGCGAGGTCAATAATGTGTACGCTGTTCCAGGCACAGTGCCTAGCGGCACTTCGCCGTGCATAACAGTTTGGAACGATTGCTGCAGCTCTTCCGCGTCGCTCTGTAGATACAGCGTGCAGTAGTGCGCAATGAAGAGCATAACAGCCATTGTCCACGATTCTTGCCAGAAGTCGTACGGCAGGCTTGCTGCAAGATTCAAGTACATCTGAATGACTACAATCGGCAGCGGCGGTTGCTGATACGTCTGCAACGACACGCTGCTACTAGCGACTGCGGCGTTATTAACTGTAATCTGCCCAGCACTCACACCAGTGATGATGCTACCAGGAGGCAACCCAATAGCTTGCACAAATTGCCCAGGCGCTAAACCTGTGGTATCAGGCACTATGACCGCCATAGATCCAAGTGTCAACGTGCAGCCGTTGATCGGCGTACGTGGGCCGAAGAACTTTTGATAAGCCGCACAAAAATCGTCAAGATAGAAGGCAGGGCTGGCGCCGTTTGATATGCCAACTACGTATCCACTGCCCCAGCCGCCGCATTCCAGCGCGGCGCCGCTTCCCCAAGCTGTTGATACCCACGCGTCGAAGTTAGGTGCGCCGCCGCTTCCCATTTGTTACTCCTCAGCCTTGCAGGCCGTGCTGCTTGCCTTTTCCAATTGTCTTACCCTTGCCTTTGGACTTGGCACGCGGTCCAGATTCGCCGGCGTTTGGCTCGTCGTTTTCGATGTCTTCCTCAACGCCTCCGCTCTCAGACCATTCGTTTTCAGAGTCATCGACTTCGTCAGGCTCACCATCACCAACATCCGCAGGCTTAGGCTGCTTCTTGTCAGCTACAGCTTGTTGCTGCACAGCTGTATCAAAGACGTTCAGAATGCTTCCGTCCTTAATGCCTGCTTCATACGTGCCGGTTTTCCGTGCCCATTCAGGGACTGTCTGCGGCATAGGTCCGACGTTGACAACCACCTTCTTATTACCCAGGCGGAAGATTTTCGATCGCTTAATCAGTAACTGCATTTCATTTCTCCTTGCTAGAGGTGAAAGTGCTGCGAGGCCGCAGGGCCGATTGGGTCGGCCGGCAAGGACGGTTTTCCCAGCCGGCCGCGGCCTCGCAACTTCGTTAGATGCCGTCTTCGTAGGCGGCAGTGGTGGTCCGCTTGAAGATGACCTGGCTAATGCAACCCACGAACATAGTTTCGTAGGCGCCGCCCGCACGGGTGGTAGGCACTGTCAGTGCGCGCTGCATTGGCTGAGGTATCTTCAGGTAGAGCGACTTCTTGGAGTTCTTGTAGAACACCGCGCGGTCGGTTCCACCGCTGCCCTTTCCGCTGATCCACGGATTGGGCAGGAAGTTGATTTTGAAGTCGACACCGTTGTGCGCGGCAACGCACTCCTTCTCGATGTAGGAGAGCGTGCTTTGCGCAACAGGCACACCGCCCACCGTCATTGGCTGGGTCAGCAGAGCGAACTGCGTGTAAGGAATAAGCAAGCGGTCCGCCATGCCTTCCTGCGCGTCATAACCGCTGTTCTCAACGGTGTCGTTGAGAGCCGCGTTAACGTCGCGCAGAATCTGCTGTGGTGTTTTGCTTGCCCACGTGGTCGACGATCCGGTCCCGTCGTTGTCAGCGATGAACTCCGGCACGTTGGGATTGTTGACAAGCCCTGCGTCTCCGAGGAAGCCGCTGTAGCAAATGAAGTCCAGAGCCTTGCCCCAGGTGGTTTCCACCGAATCCTCGTACAGCTCTTGCAAGCTGAACGGAGGTGTCTGCCCAGTGCGCGTAGCTGTCTCCAGGCGCTGCAAGTCTACCCAAGTGATGGTCATGCCCATCGCCCAGATATACGTGCGCCAGACGCCCTTCTGGATATCGGCCTGCGCTTCAGGAATCTCAGATGTGTTTGTGCCTTGCAGCCCAAAGAACTGAGTGCCGGTAGTTCCATAGTTACTTGCCCAGGCGGAGATAAATTCGGGGAACCCTCCACCCACTTCGATTGGCATGTCACGTTTGTGCGTTACAGCTTGCAACGGCCGGGTGAGGTCTGTATCAATCAGTTCAAGGTTCGACTGAAGAAATGCAAACCCACTCGCGCCAGCAGCGTCAAACGCGCGCGTACGTTGTCTGTTAATCATCTACCTTTGTCCTTCCTGTTTAGGCAGCCTGACGCTGCTTGATGGTAATTTCGAGCATGTTGTTGGCATCCACGAAACCTGTGCGCGCAACCACAGAGGGCAACGCGACCAGATTGCTGAACGTCAGCACCGCGCCGGTCGTTGCAAAAGTTGCGGTCGCTGCCTTGCTCAGCGTCACGGCCGTGCCAGCAACCACGGCTGCGTATGTGCCGGGCGCAATTCCAGGCCCACTGATAGGCTGACCAACCTGAATGTTAGCGCCGCTCGCCACGGTAGCAGCGGTGCTGCCTTCTGTGAGAGTGGTAGCCACTGTAAACAGGTCAGTGGCTGCTGGATTGGTTTCATAGTCGCCAATCACACCAGCCGGCACGGCACCGTTGAGCACAACGCGTGTGTACACTTGGTCCTGCGACTTCGGTGCACCAACTGACAGCACAACCGTGCCGCTTCCGCGCTCCAGTACGTCCGCCATTTGCCCTGCGGAGTAATAGCCGACTTGCTGTGTCCCAGGCGTGACACCGGCAGGGTAGGTAAGCTGCGTCTTCACATTGCGCACGGCCATGCCCGCAAAGTACGCAGCAACCAAGCCGATGTTGGCAGCCGCAGCCGCAACGAAGTCAGCTACGCTGTCGTAGCTGTCTTCGAGGTTTGCTGTTGAGTTCGGGATCAGCACTGCCGGATCGCCGAAGTTAAGGTTTTTGGTCGCCGTGGCAATCACGGGGCGAGCCGCGATAACGCGTTCGCCGAAGCGGCTGACGTTGCCCGGGAATCCGATATTCGGTCCGGTAACGGGGATAACTTGTCCGAAACTGGTGCTCATAGTTACTTACCACCCTTCCTGGCGTTGTCATAGAAGTCTTGCAACTTCTTTGCTTGTTCTTGCCGCGCCGCAGCTGGAGCCATGTCACGCGCTCTGCTTCGCGCAGCGAACTTCTTGTAGCTTCCGCCGGCTTTCCTGTCCTTGCCGTCAGTTGCTCGTACCGTGCTGGCTCCGTTGGCTGAGCGCAATGCAGCGTTGAATGCGCGCCGTACAGCTTGGTCCTTCGAGCGAGCGACGATCGGCCGCATCGCCTTCAGAACAGCTAGCGCACCATCAGCCGCGCGCAGTCGAGGTTCGTCGGCGTCAGGGTTCTCAGTTGTCGATTCACCTTCTTCTTCCTCGACCTCTTCGTCCATGGCTTCTTCCTCGAGCTCCTGCTCGCCTTCTTCCTCGACATCAGCAGCAAGCGCTTTGTCCAGCTCTTCAGTGTCCAGGTCCTCTGGCTGTTCCTCTTCGATGACAACTTCATCATCTTCCTGGTGCGTAGGTTCTTCTTCCTCTTCGCCGAGGAACTCATCCAGCAACGATCTGAGTCCTTCGATGTCAGAATCTTTGCCACGCCGCGTCCTACCGGCGTCCATGCTGTCGAGCGCGCGGTCCAGCGCATCGTGTGCGCGTTTCCGCTTGGCGTCAGCAGCGGTCGGCTCTTCTTCAGACGAGCTCGCACTTTGCTTGCCGAGCTCCATAGCCGCCTGTGCCAACTCTTCTGGTTCAGCATCCACGGCTCTGGCTTTGAGCCCGAGTCCGAGAATGTGCAAAAGGTTATTTTTCACAGCTTTCTTCTCCTTGGTTGTGGATTGTTTTAGTTGCTGCTTATTCTCAGCAACCACAGACGGCGAACTTTCCGGTGCGGCATCGACGATGCGCGCCTCGGGACCAGCCCGACCTTTAGGTACTACGGCCAAGTGGTTGATAACAATGTTGTGCTGCTCAAGCTTATCGCCATTACGACGCAACACGTAGTCGTATCCCAAGCTAAGCTGGCGCTTCCGCTTAGCGCGAACTTCGCTAATTAACGGCTCAGTAGTGATGAGCACGTCGCCCAACAACGGCATGTCTCCGCTCTCTAATGGCTCAATGCCGGCGTGCAAGTTGTTAACATGTCCACACGCGAGTTTGCGGTAGTTGTCCGGACCGACGAAGTCGTCGCCATGCAGGTCCGCAGACGGATCGGGATGGCCGTCTGTTACAGGCTTGCCATTACCTGACGCCAGAGCACTTGCGCTGAATACAGCGTCAGGTGGTCTGAAGATATCAATTTCAGCGCTGGGATCGCTGATATCAACACCTAACGATTCCAATTGCTCCATCGGTAGTTCGTCCAACCTGTAAGTTTGAATGCCAGTACGGCCAAGAACACAATTACGCGCCAGCAAGTATCCTTCTGGCGTTTCTTCTAAATGCTCACTGATGGGCACAGTGAAATACGCAAGCTTCATTGTGTCACCTTCCTAGAATCCTGCGCATACGCGCATCTTGCTCTAAAAGATGTTTGACGCGCCAGCCGTCCGATCCACGCAACGGCAACAGATTAATTACACCGAATACTAAGTTGAGCAGGCCGAAACCTGTGCGCCAGAAAACAATCGCAAGCGCAATGTTAAGTCCTGGACCAGAAAGCGATATAACTACATTCTGATCTAGCGTGCCTGACTGACACCGTATGTACGGTCGACATCGTCGACTGACGCCGATTGCTTTGACTTTTAAGTTGAAAGCTAGCGCAGCAACGATGTGGCCTACTTCGTGAAGTATGATAGTAAGTACGCAAGTAAGTATACTTATCAAAGTGGACTCCGCATCATCAATTTGGGTTCCCAAAGATAAAGGCTCCCCACGTCGAGGAATTTGAAGAAGCCGCCGTAATCGTCACCGTAGTTCCGGATACGGAGCATGAAGCAGCCACGGGAGACGCGGCGGTTTGCTGTGTAGCTATGCAGACGGGCGTTGTGTAAGTGGTCGTAATCGTAATCGTGCAAGTGGTCGCGGCTGCCATCGCACAAGTTCCGCCTGTACTATTCGCCGCGGTTTGCCCGAACGTACCCGTTGAAAATTGAGTGCCGCAAGTGCGGGCACCTACACAAAAGTGGTTTTCCCAGAAGGATGCGGTTGCGGGACTATAAACTGAACCAGGGGCTCCTATGAGCCATGCCTTGCCAGTCGTTTTCAATTCTGTGACTATGTCGCCCGCGTTAGAATTAGTAAAAGCGTAGCCAGAATTGCTTACCCAGCCCATCCATGTATCTTGACCTGCTCCACCTGTCCCAAATCCACTTAACCCGTTAATTCCAGATGTGGGGATATCCAGCCACGGCTGTAGAGTTCCTCCACCTTCAAATGATTGAATAAATTTCCAATTCGCACTGGTTCCACCATAAATATCTACTTCCGGAGTATTTGCGCTGGCAGAAATTCCAAGCACTTGATTCCTATTAGCATCTAAAAATGCCCAATTTCCATCCCAAGACCCGTTTCCCGCCCCCATATAAAAATCAACATTATGCGTGTTGAGGTTGTAATACATGAGCGGCGGTGGGCCATTGACACTTCCGCCTTGTGTTCCGAAGGCTTCATTCACGCGCTCAGCAAAATAATATCCACCAGAGGCGGAATTTCCCTGAATCGTTGCGAGATTCGCCATCGACATGGCATAGGAATTCAAGTCCAGATACTTGTCGAAATATTCTCCGCTGGAAGCGTTAAAAAAGGTTTCCGCTTGCGATGGAAGCCACTGATTCACGTTTTCGTTGTAAGTTCCGTAATTCGCCGGTGGAGAGCCAATCGAGGTAGGTACGATGCTGGCCTGAATGACAATGAACCCAGCATTGTGCGCGTTCTGCCAGCAGGCCTGTAGATTGCCTTCGACTTGGGTATCTGTATCACCATTGTTTAAGTCATTCTGCGCGCCATTGAAGATGAAGTATTTCGGGCTCCCCGTGATCGAGCCATACTTCGCAGCAAATGTCGTTGGGTTGGCGCAGTCAGACGCCCACGCAAATCTCCAGTAGACCGTTCCGTGCCCATTGAGGTACGGCATCTTGCTGGCAAGGTATGGCCCCCAATAATTAGCGGAATAGACGTTTCCGCCAGTACCGCTGCCAGTATTTGTCGTATAGGCGAACTCAAATTGGGTCGAAGTCAAACCAGCGGACAGAACCTGAAATGTGCCGACACCGGAATCCTGGCAACCGCCGCCACCGCAGCTTGCGAACCATCCGGTCATCGCATCAACATCTACCCAGTCATTCGCTGCGAATCCATGCGCGGCTGAAGTTATCACCGTGCAAGTTGTGCCATTGCAACTCCAAGAGCTAACAGCGATTGCGGAACTGGTGACACGATTGTCGTCTTCATTAATAGATGAGCCGGTAAAGACATAGGCCGCAGTAGAGGGATTGTATTGGACGGCGTTCGATGAACCGCCGCCACACGGAGTTCCCGCATCACCTATAGCAGTTGTAGAAAACCAATTTGTACAATTTCCCGGAGTTATAGTTCCATGAATACCGGGTGCACCAAATGAATGGTAGTCAAACGTCACCGGCGTAGAGCCGTTGAACGTCGTGCCCGGTGCCGCTCCGCCAGTTGTCGCCGCAGTCATAGCGTTGGTGGTGGTTCCAGTTCCGCTTGACGCCTGCCAACCGGACGACGTGCAAACGTACGATTTATTAGCGGTTGTGTCTGTGTATGGCTCGCCGTAGTTGATAGAACTGCATGCCATAACCGGAGCGCCGCTTCCGGTCACTTCTGGCCAGTTGACCTGCGTGGCTGGATTAATTTTGGTTAGACCGAAAAGCGAGCACGACAATGCGAACACTGCGAGCGCAGTGGTAAGCAGGTTTTTCATTGTATCTCCGAAGATGTTACTTAATGCGGGTGCGTGTGCGGACGGGCACGGGCACGGGCACGGGCACGGGCTGGATGGCTGAGTCTTTGGCGCGCTGCTTGTCGGTCGCGCGCGTTTTTTCGTACTGTGACCGCATATACGACTGCGCTTCAGAAAGTGACCTGAACTCTACGCCCTTCTCATTACCGAACTTAGTATAGTAGAAAGGCTTTGTTACGAAGTCGAAGTGTGTCTCAGCGATGTATCCGACTTTCTTACCAGACTCATCGTTTGCGTCCCACTCTCGCCGGTGGTTGTAGCCTTCCCTAGGACCAGTGAAGCTTATCTGCGCTGCATCCTTCGCACGGCTGTCAGTAGCGTGTTCATAACCAGCACGATTCAATTCTCCAGCCAACCTCGCCGGCGCAACCCAGTACTTGCCATCATCACCGAGCAGCACGAAGCTTAGTGTGTTCGAGTT